AATTATTAATAATTATGAATAAATTAGATCTACACGGAATAAGACATATCGATGTGCAGAAAACATTAGATAGTTTTTTTTGGGAAAATATGCAAAGAAAATCACAATCTGTTGAGATTGTCACTGGTATAAGTCACAGAATGAAAGAGATTGTTTATGAAACATGTAAAGATTATGGATTTAAAGTTATAGAGATAGAGTTTAACCCTGGAATTCTGATAGTCAATTTATAAATATTTTGACTGACTTCTAAATGTTTTTATAAAACCATTGTAATTTCCATTTTTAGTCAACTCTAATTCATGTAATAAATTTTTCGCATACTCTTGAGGTGGAACTCCATCAGACATAGCTTGATTAATTTCATCAGACTTTTTGTCTAAAACTTTAATTAAATTAAGCTGTGTGATATCATAATCAGATATAATATTTATCAGCGAACTTGTGTATTCATCTGTAGTGTAGATTGACTCAAATAATAGAAAGTTTTTTATATACTTCACTTAGTATATATTATTTATCAATAAAGAATTTACTACCAACACATTTATTACTATTGTTGATATCTGATTTATAACCCCACACATCATTTGATATCATATGGCATTTGTGATTAGTTATTTTACCAATGGATTTCATTTTTTCAACATAGTTTCTGAATTTAAGACTATGTTGATTTTTATTTCTCCAAGGACACTCTTTACAAGGCTGACGACATTCCATTTTAGTATCTTTTAATTACATTACCATACCGATCTCTGAGTTGTGTTTCAGATTTAGTCCTAACCACTATATTAGTATCTTGAAATTTTGCCTCAATAGCACCCTCACATATTTTTCTTATTCTATTTCCATAGATATCTCTAGTCTCAACAACACCATTTAAATAAGTTACAATAAATATTTTTTCTTTTTCAGAAAAATTAGCATAATTAACTGAATCACATATTTTCCTGGAAGTGTTCCCATTACTATCACATGTGTAAAGCGTATCTAATTTTATCTTAAAATTCATAGGTTTTTTATTGATATTACAAATATAAGAATTAATATTTGATTTTCCTAATGAAATATATACCACAATATGACTAGGCTTACAAAATTATCTATTTTATTGTCATCAATTTTGTTGTTAATTTTTATAACGACTCAATCTTTAGTAGTTTTTCATTTCATTGACTATGTTGATGGCATTGGATATATTGGAATGTCTTTATTTTTAGCTTTGATTCCATTTTTTGGCGTTTTTATATTTGAAACAATTAGAAGAAATAAGAAAACCAGAGAGGAGGTAGAATATCAAAGAAAACTAAAAAACGTAATTATTTCTCAAAGTAGAAATTCTTTGTTCTACGAAGGCAGAGTGAACGATGGTGCCAGGACATTAACAAGAGAAGTAACTAATACTATTAACACAGATAGATGTTCAGTATGGTTATATAACGAAGACAAAACATCTATTATTTGTAAACAACTTTATATAAAGAGTGAGGATCATTGGTATACTGATATTGAACTATTCAGAAAAGATTTTGAGAACTATTTTATGTATTTAGAAATCGATCCAATTATTATAGCAAATGATGCTGAGAAACACTCCGCGACCTCTTGTTTTACAGAAGTTTATCTTAAACCATTAGGGGTAAAATCAATGCTAGATGTCCCGATAACTTATAAAGGAGAAACAATTGGAGTTATTTGTATTGAAAGTCTTACTTTAAGAGAATGGAAAGAAGCTGAAGTTAATTTTGCACAGATGTTATCAACGCTTTATTCATTTGCTTATTCAATTAAAGAAGGTAATAATCAAAAGAAACAAATTGAAGAAATTGAAAAATTTATTGAAGAGTCAGCACTTGTCTCTAAAACAGATGAATGTGGTAAAATAACTTATGCAAATAAGAAATTTACAGAAGTCTCAGGTTGGAATTTAGATGAATTATTAGGTAAAGATCACAATATTGTAAATTCAGGAATACATCCATCAGACTTATGGAAAGAAATGTATAAAGAAACCGTAAAAAATAGAAAAGTATGGAACTTTATTGTTACAAATAGGGCTAAAGGTGGGCATCTTTATTATGTTGATACTTATATTAAAGCTGAGTTTGATCCAGAAACAGACGAGTTAATTGGATTTATGTCAATAAGACAAGACGTATCCGATCTAAAGAAAAAAGAACTAGATATTAGAGATAGAATGAATGCTATCAATCAATCTAACTTAGTTATAGAATTTGATACATTAGGTTATGTAAAATATGCTAATAATAATTTTTGCCATAGTATGGGTTATAAAATGAAGGATATTATAGGAAAGCATCACAGTATTTTTGTTGAAAAAGAATTCTCTGAATCAAAAGAATATAGTAAATTTTGGAATAAATTAAAAAAAGGTGATTTCGAAGCTTCGGAATTTAAAAGAATTAAAAAAGATGGTAGTGAAGTTTGGTTACAAGCAACATATAATCCAATTTTTGATAGCGAAGGAAATGTTATAAGGATAATGAAAATTGCAACTGATATCACTGATAAAGTTTTACAATCAATAGAAATAGAAAAGAAGAATACTTATCTAGAACATGCTGCTAAAATATTAAGACATGACATGCACTCTGGTATTAATACTTATATGCCTAGAGGAGTTAATTCACTTGAGAGAAGATTATCAGAAGAAGATATAAAAAATCTTAAAATAGAAGCTCCTCTTAAAATGATAAAAGAAGGACTAAAACACGCACAAAAAGTTTATAAAGGAGTATATGAATTTACCAACTTAGTAAAAAAAGATGTGGTTTTAAATAAAGAAGAGTGTAATATAAAAGAAATTTTATCAGATTATCTTTCATCAACCTCTTACAAATCACAAGTTATTTTAGATGATAATCTACCATCATTAGAAGTCAATGAAGCTCTTTTTTGCACATCTATCGATAATCTAATTAGAAATGGGTTAAAGTATAATGACAGTGATACTAAATGGGTTAAAGTTTATTTAGAAGATAAATTTATTTGTGTAGAGGATAATGGTAGAGGTATAAGTCAAAAAGATTTTGACGAACTATCAAAACCCTATGTTAGAAAAAAAGACCAAAAAGAATCAGGAACAGGACTTGGTCTTAACATTTGTATTGCAATACTTAAAGAGCATAAATTTACAATTACCTGCCACAAAATTAAAAATGGTGGGACAAAATTAAAAATTAAAATATATGATTGATTCAATTTTATTAGTAGACGATGAAGATCTTTTTCATCTTGTATTTGAAGACGCTTGTAGTCTTTTAGACATTACACTTTCATTAGAGAGTTTAACTTCAGCAGACGAGGCTGCAAAACTATTCAAAGGTTGGTTTGATGGAACCGGTGGAAAAAGACCTGAGTGTGTTTTTGTAGACTTAAATATTATTGGCTCTTCTTTTGATGGTATAGAGCTTATTAGAAAAATAAATTTTGAATATGGTGACGGGTTTGTTATTGGAATAATCTCATCATCAAATGAACCAGATGAACAAGCTAAAGCTTTAAAAGCAGGAGCTCAATTTTGGATTATTAAGTCAGATGATATAGAACCTAGACTTGAAGAATTTAGAAAAGATTACGACGGATTTAAAAATAGAACACTACCATTCAAAATTTATAAATAAAAACTATATGAAGTTAAATAAGGAGACAAAGAAACAATTGCTTGATCTATGGCATGAAAGAAGAATTGCCTTAGAGGGTAATATATTGAAAGTAATTGATTCTGAAGGAGATGATGAATTTCAAAAATATATTGATGAAGCTTTAAATAAAGACAAAGAAAGTAGAAGAAAAAGATTAGAAATCACAAGACAAGTTCAATCTCAAAATAATGAACTCATCAAATGGAAAGAGGGAAATGAAAAGATTCAAGAAGAGCTGAAACTTTCATTAGAAAAAACTGAAAAATCTATGTTCGAGGCTCAACAAGCTACTGTAGAGGCTGAATCGGCTAAGGAAGAAGCTGAAAGTGCTAGAATAGAAGCGGAAAAAGCTAAAATTGAGGCTGAAAATGCTAAATTAGCCGCTGAGAATGATTTAGACCTAATACAGAAGAAGACTCAGTTTGAACTGATAGGGACTATAATAAGAGTTGCACTATGGGTTATTTTAGGAGTTGGTATTGTTACCACTGCTGTTTATCTAATTGCTCTTTTTACAGGAGTTGACACTGCCGTTATAGGATCTACTTGGTCAAATATAATAGGTATTTTACTAACAAACTCATTTAGTATTGTTGGAACAATAATGGGTGTCAAATACGCATCTGAATCAAAAGAAAAAGCCAACTAAATTAGTTGGCTTTCTTTTTTTAATAATCGTTGTCGTCGTCATAGTCATAATACATATCATCATCTTCATCATCACTCTCATCTTCTCTTTCTAAGTAAGGGAACACATCATTTTCATCAAATGATTCTATAAGTTCATCAACCTCTTCTTCTTCTAAATCTATATCTACAATTTTGAAAACATCACCATCTAGATCAAATTCGATTTTTCCTTCCTTCTTTAATTCTTTTAATTTCTTTACAATGCCTTTTTTGTCTGTGCATTCATCTAAGCTGTAATAATTGAATAGTGCCATAAGTTTACTTATTTTTTGTTTAAAATTTTTGCTATCTCTGTTTCTGAAAGTCTTGGTAAGTCTTCTACTACCGGATATTTTGATACTACTCTAAATTTCTCACCATCCTCTAAATAAGAAATATCAAGATAGTAAGACTCACACCTAACCTTCATTATTGAATTTGTTATCTTAATCGGTATAATTTCTGAATCTTTACTTAAGTCATAATTATCTAAATTTTTGATAAAATTCCAATTGTCATTGTTATAAAAATGATTTCTTAAAAGTTTTATAAATTTACTTTCTTTTTCAAAAATTTCATTTTTTCTTACACCATGAACATCTTTAAATTTAAAACCAATTGTAATGTGAAAGTCAAAATCAGGTAGACCATATCTCTTTCTCACGGCATTTAATTTGTCACTTTGACAAACAATAAAGAAGGACCTATTACCACTCCTTTCAGCAGTGCCTATACCTTTCATTTTTAAATCATCTATCTCATAACTAAAAATGTAATCTAAAGAATTTACAAACTTATCAATTCCTATTTCTTTAGATAAACGATTATACTCACCTACATTAATTACAGTTAGATGATACTTACCTAAATCTCTTGATTTTTGTAAATCCGTAAATTGTTTAAAATCATCTTCTCCAATTGAATCTTGAAGTTCGTTCAGAAAGGGTTGAACTATTTCATTTTGAATTTTAAGACCTAAGTAATTATTACCCAATACATCTTTTAAATATTCTACATAGTAAATCATAATGATTATATATTAAAAAGAAAATAAAGATTATCTTAATAGATTGACATGTCCGTTTATAAGATTGAATCCATCATTATCTTCGTTTCCAAATCTTATTTTCCAAGTATATATACCACTTTGACAAGGTTTTCCACCATATGTACCATCCCACTTAGCATTGTGATCGAAAGACTCCCAAACAATTTCTCCCCATCTATTCCAAATTTCTAAATGAAACTCAGCTGGTGAAAACCCAGATGTAAAGACTACCTCAAAAACTTGATTATGCTCATCATCATCTGGTGTAAAAGAATTAGGTATGTAATAAATTACCTCAGGACAAACTGATATATTAACGGTTGTTGTCTCAATTTCAGAAAAACAACCATTAGATTCTACATAAACAGATATGTTACTGATGCCTTCTGAAAAATTAGCTAATAGATTTTGAGATTGTATTGTATCACCATTTAAAATCCAAAAATGATTTGAAGGTTCTTGACTTGATGTTACCGAAAGACTAACACTCGCTGAGTCTTCATCACATATTTGAATAAATGCGTTATCTGGATTGATTTCGACTATTTCAGGTTTTGGCGTAACCACAATATCTGAAGTTGTTTGAAATTGACAACCTGATAAAGTATAGGAATAAATTACCTGATTGATAGGCAAATTAGTTTGACTCGGACAGAATAAACTGCCGTTTACACCTAATCCAGAAAATTGACCTCCAGTTGGTATTGCTGACAATTGCTGACAACTCTCATAGATACAAAAAGGACCTATCTGAGTAATTAATGGATTGATATCTAGTATAGTTGAAACTATCTGTACAGGCAATCCTAAACAACCATTTTCTACAGGAGTTACTTCAGTAATTACTTGTCCGCTATTTTGTGAAAAGTCAATAACAATCTGATTAGAACCTTGACCAGATATTATATTACCTGTTGATTGCCAAATATATTGAAAATTAGGATTAACCGAAACAAAAAAAACTTCAGAGTTTGAACCAACACAAATAGTATCTGGACCTGTAATATTTGAGGTTGTTGGTATAGGTGAATCTATAAGTACAATAGGATTTGTAACTACACTACAGCCTTGAGCATCCAAAACATTCGCAGTATAGCTTCCTGCACAAAGACCACCAATAGTAGCCCCAATAGTACCAGTAGACCAAGTAATAGTAAATGGTGGAGTGCCATTTTGTGGTGTTAATGTAGCAGCACCATCACAATCACCATTACAAGATGGATTAGTAATTTGTACTAAAGGTTGTGATAGATTAACAGGACCGGGCTGAACAAATATAGTGTCAGGTGGCAGCCCTGTCTGTGAATTACAACTTGACCAACCAGCAAAACAAGCTGGGTATTCTAATTTACAAGTGTAATAAGCACCTGCTTGAGGCGGTGTAACATTAATTGTTAGTCCTGTTCCGATTGCAACTGGATTTCCTACTTGATACCAGGTTGGTGTTGGTGTGATAACAGCACCAGACGGTACCCATCTTCTCCCATCATTTTGAGCAGTCCATTGTGTTGAGTTTCTTCCAGGAGTTACCACGGCCTGAGTACCATTTGAATTTTGAACACACTGAGTGGCCGTTCCATTTGCCCAAGCACAGAACTGTTTATTTTGTGTATGAACCTCTATTACATTTGTAGACTCATATAAAACTATATGAAATGTACCAGTAATTGATGTACAAGAATACATCGGAACATTAATCCAACTTACAACTAATTTACGACAAGGCGCAGTGCCTTGAACTTGATACCTAATTTGACCACCTAATGCTGGATTCCAATCCTGCCAAACACCCATAACTGAGTTAACAGGAGTAGCATTTGAAGGAACATTAGCGGAAGTATATGTTGTTGGTTGATTTGGTGAAAATGATATCCATCCATTACTGCCTATATAAAATTGTGTATAGGAATTGCCATAAAAACAAAAGGTAAATCCAATTTGAAAAGGACCCTGTTGTGAGTCATCTGTCATTTGAATTGATGTACCAGTATTTGTTTGATTGACAAAATTAATTTGTGAATTTTGATAAGTTGTGGTTGAATTTGGATTTAATCCAGCACCACATTGACTAAGGTCCGCAGTAAGAGTTGTTGAATTTTGTCCACAAGGTAAAAAAATATCAGGACCTATAAATGGGCAATTCTGAGAAAAAAGTGTAGTGGAAAGTATTAAAAATAGAATTGAAATAAAATTTCTCATAAATTATATATGTAATTTTTTTTTTTAGTTTTTACGATTTTTTTATAATAGTGATATATAAAATACCAATACTTTAGCATATACGTAAAAAAAATTAACATTGATTGTGTTTAGTTGAGCATTTGTTTGAAATTTTCAATTTCAATTCTTTTTATTTCATCACCTAAGGCTTTTCCTTTGAAACCTTGTGACATCAATTCCTGAGCAGATGTTGTTGGTTTGTATTCTACAAACTTTATTTTTACTGGATCATTTATACCTAACGCTCTAAACCATTCTAAAATAGTTTTATCTTCTATATGACATTGTAATTTTGATTTATGTAAATCAAATGCAGTATCTGCTGTTAATTCTAAAAGTCTAATTAAAAAGACAACTTTAGAAGCTATCTGAGAATCTATTCTATATTCTTGCACTAATCTTTTTTCTAAACCATCTGTATTCTCATTTTTAAAAAGGTTGGCAATCACAACAACAAAGTCTTTACTATCAACTAATTCAGTATTGATGTTAGATCCTGGAAATACTTCAGACCACATATCAAATTTAGTAAAGAAGTTAAGATAATTTCTATAGTCTTTTGCTTGTTTCCAAGACTTGCACATTTCTTCCCAAATTCTTTCTTGAGAAATTCTTTTCATTTCACCACTTTCAGGATCAATGTTTTCTAATTGTTTTCTTTTTTCAATTGCCTTCTCGGTATCTTTATGTAGTGGGTGTCCATATCTTGAAGCAAAACGGAAAGCTCTTAAAATTCTTAAAGAATCTTCATCAAATCTTTCAATCGGATCACCAACCATTTGAGTGACACCTTGCTCTAAATGTTCACGACCACCAGTCAAATCAACTATTTCTTTTTTATCTAAATCGTAAAAAAGCGCATTATATGTTAAGTCTCTTCGTTTAACATCATCTTCAATAGTAACTCCTAATTTTACTTCAGGGTTTCTACCTTTTGAAACATCTTCTCTGAATGTAGCAATTTCCATACCCATTGGTTGATCGTTGGTAAATACAACAACAACTCCGAATGCCTTACCCTGTAAATTGGTTTTGTATTTATTTCCTAATATTTCTAATACTTCATCTGGAAGTGCATCAGTCGCTAAGTCAAAGTCTTTAGGAGTATCTCCAGTTAAGAAGTCTCTAACGGCTCCTCCAACAACATATAGTTTCTTGCCTTTTGATTTGAAAAGTAATTGTAAATCTTTTACAGACTCTGGAATAATATCCCACATATTGTCTGATTTTGATTCTAAAAATTGTTTATATTTTTTTATTTTCATATAGCTATATATTCAGTAAAAGATAATAAAAAGTTTAGTATATGACTATACCGAACTCTATAAAATTAGAAGGTGAAACCTCTCTGAAACTTTTGTTGAGATTGTCTATATTATATTCTAAAATAGAAAATCTTGAATCACCACCACAAGTCCAAAAAAACAATTTTAAAGACTCTTCTCCTAAATAAAACTCAAGATGTTTGAGTGTGTTATAAAACCAACTGGTGTTATATTTTCTTGGTTTTAAGAAATCATTTTTTATAAAATTTTTATCAAATTCAAAATTTATATAAATTTTAGGTTCGATAGATTTTTTTACCATTGTTGGTAATTTTTTCAATGGAGTTTTAACCAAATTATTAAAATTTAGATCATCGTATGTGAATATATCAAACTCCATATCATTTTCTTGAAATTCAATTAGAATATCTTTAATGACTTTACAAGTCGATGTTAAATCTAATTGATTGTTTTCAAAATTAATTGAAGTGGATTCGTTAAATTTCTTTAAGTATTTCATAATGTATTTCATAATTTAATCTCTATATAATGAATTTAATCTTGTTATTCTTAACTTATCTATAAATTCTTCAAACTCTGACAATTCAACTGGTCTTTCATCATGCTCACACCAAGTTTCTAATATATCTTCTTTAAAGTCTTTACCATTAGGTTGTATGTAATCGATGTCACCTTCAAAAAGAGCAACTAATAAGTTTCTGAATTTGATTGCTTCCCTTCTATTAGCAAAATAAACTTCACTGAATTCAGACCCCTCAATTGATATTACACCCGATGGAGTAAGTGGTAGTTTCACACGATCTTCATCTGTATAATTTTGTGTAGTAAGATTGATATAAATATCTTGTAACCAAATTATACCATTCGCTCTATTTGTATAACCTTTAATATCACCACCAGCATACCAATCTAAAACTTCTAAATCTTCTTCTGAAACTGGATGAACTCCAAACATAAATTGTGGCCAAAGATTATATCTATCAAAATCCATCCATTCTGGTAACAACTCATTTTTGTAATAGTCAGAATTAAAATAAATTTGAATGTAACAGTTTGCAAACCTTATTTCACTTGCTGATCTACCAGTAAATCTTAATTGAAATTGACCTAACTTTTTTGCTTCTTCTAAAGCCTTTTTGTGTTTAGCTTCTACTTCTCTTTGCTTAATAGTTTCAGCCCAAGCTTTAAGTTGCTCAGGTCTTTTGATATGACCTAACTTAGACAGTTTATCAGCAGCACTTATATATGTTTGTGGTTTTAATTCTTCATTAGTTGAAAGATGACCTCTTGTTTTATCTACAACAATTTTATCTTTAGTGAAGGAAATCTCAAATGTGAATTTATTAACTCTATCAAAAGTCATTGGATCATAAACTTGTGATTTATTAATTTGAGGTCTTCTTTGGTATTCTTTTTCAATAGACTTCACACCAAATGTTTCCGGATCTGTTGTCCAATGATAACCTTTAATTTTCTGGTTAATTGTGAATTCATCTTCTGATTCTTCAAAGTTTTCATCTTCTACACAAGTAAAGTGTTCTATTTCAAATCCTTCAGATTTTAAATAAGACCAAACTGATTCAATTTGAAGTTTTATATCTCCATAAGTGAATTCTTTAGCCCTACTTACAACAACTTTGACTCTTTCTTTTTGAGAATGATAATCTATTTCAGATACTTTAGTCTCAAAATCTTCATCTCTTAAATCAATAAGCAAGTCTTCAATAGTTGATTTCAATTCTGAATTCAATCTAACACCAACAGCTTCTTCATATCTTTTTAAATACTTCATCTCTTAATCTCTATATAAACCATTTACTGACATTCTCTTAACCGCCTCAATAGCTCCTTTATAAGTATCCTCTGTAAAAGGATTTTTTGGCCATGTATCTGGATTATTAATATCATATTCATCTTCTCTACCTGGTAAAAACTTATCCATTAGTTTTTCTCTCCAGTCTTCTTCATCTAAAATAATTACCTCTTTTAATTGTTGAGCAATTGTTCTACCTTTCCAAGTTCCCCAGTTAGCTTTTCCTTCTAATGTATTAGCTAATAAGTTTCTAAATTTCATAGCTTCTGCTCTTGAATTAAAATGGAATGTAAAACTATCTCTATCTTCAAATCCACCAGCACCTGCCCTACAAAGAGGAACTGCACCTTTATCACAGAGTGTAAGCCAAAGTCTATTTGTCCAGTATCTATAATCATCTCCCCACATTGAGTTATTTCTAAAATACACTATATCCCCGTCTTCACTTGTTTCTAACATTCTAAGTGTTTCGTCATCTGAAGGTATAATTGCAAACTCCATAGCAATTCCCATATGCCAATCCATACCCTCATATATCCAATCCCATAATTGGTCTTTAAACCAATCAGATTCTAAACACATCTGTAGATAAAATTTACCAGAAAAAACATCTTTCTTATTTGACCCATAACCTCTTGTCATAGTAATATCAAATAGACCATACTCTTTATTTTCATCCTGAGCTTGTCTTAACTTTTGAGATTTCTCTCTTAATTCAACTTGAGTCGCATAATCTAATAATTCAGCACCTCTTCTTTTATGACCCATCTTAGTGAATTTATCACCAGCTGATCTATAAGTAGATGCTTTTAACTCTTCATTAAATCTTTTTAAGTATTTCATATCGTTGAGGAAAGTAAATTTGGAGATATTGTTCTAATGTAGTCAGCTGCATCTTCTAATTTAAATCCATAATCAGAAGAGAATGAATTCTCAGCTAAAATAGTATTAGTTAATTTTTCATAAAGGTCATCAGCATCAGTATATCCAGATGGATAACCTAATTGTGGATTACTAAATATTTGAATTAGTAAGGTTTTAAATTTATTAGCAGAAGCTCTATCAGCAAAAGCCACTTTACCATTCATATCTTCATCATAGTCCCAAAGTTCATATTTAGTGAATTTAACTTGATCGTCACTTAAATCATACTTCAATGTAAATATCTTACCCCAGAAGAAACCATTTCCAAAATCATAGTCAGGACAAAGATCCATATATTGATAGATTAAATCTTCAGATGATGGAATAAGTCCTAAAAAGAAAGTGATTCCATTTTCAGGTTCATCAGAAAATGCAAGTTCATCAAAGTTAATATCTAAGTGAAAGTCACCAGTAAGTGTATCACCCTTTCCTGTCCAACTTCTTTTTTCTGGATTTTTTATAGTCATCTTAAATGTTCCAAAAGGAGAATAATCTTGTATGCGGTCTTGCCACTTAATCATTTCTTCTTTTTTCTCAGTTTCTTTGGCCCAATCTTTAAGAGCATTTGCTCTATCGTGATGACCTAATTTATCTAATTTTCTAGCAGCAGACATATAAGTCTGTGGTCTTAATTCTTCGTTAAATTTCTTTAAATATTTCATACTATTAATTATATTTCTCTAAACCAAGTCGATTGGCTACTTTTATCAATGTCAATTGAAAAAAGATTATTAACACTTATCTTATTTATTCTATCTTCAAAATCTTCTATGTCGTCAGCTGAAGCATTTACACAACTAAGTAGTTCCATTACCTTTTCTTTGTGTGGTGATATTAAATCATTTAGTTGTCTTTTGAATTTTAGAGCAGAAGCTCTATCTGAAAATATTCCAAAATATGGATATTCTTTAGCATAATACTTTTTAACAGGCTTTGACTTCATAATCAAAACTTCATTTGTCCATTTATACATACCATTTATATCAACTACCGCATCTCCAGTCATTGGCTCTTCAGTATCATAATCCCAATTATATTGGTCTAATCCTTCTTCCCAATTACTAAACCAAACTTGAAATGAAAACATCGGTAAATTAGATGTTTTAATTTCTTGCCAGGAGTCATATTTATCTTTTGTTTCTTCAGCAGGTTGAAAAGTAAAATTAAAAGTCACACAAAGTGGTTGATTACCAGCTGCCCAATATTCAACCATCTGTTCTGCTGAGTAATCAAAGGTCTTTAGTTCTGAAGAATTTGGTCTACCAAAATAACAATCACATTTTGGATTAGTAAATTTAGCCGATTGAGCAATAACATTTGTGGTATTAGCCCAATGTATATTGTAAAAACCATACTGCTTCTCTAATCCATAGTCAATAAGAGGAGTTGCCCTTTTTTTACCACCACCTGGTAGCTGTCTTAATCTGTAACCAGCTTGTATATAGGTATTTGGTTTAAGCTCTTCGTTGAATCTTTTAATATACTTCATACTTTTTATATATTAAGTTTTTAATATATAATTTATGAAATGGATTAAATTATTCAATAAAATGAATGAGAATAATAGTGTTTTCTATAACAAAACCTCTGAGTTTATAATCAAAAGTTTACCTAAAGTCAAAGATGGTTATATCAGATTATGGAGAGGAAATAGACCAAATGAAGTGGGTATAAATCCAAGTTATACTTCATCTTTAGAAGGAATAGCTTTACCATTTGTCTATGGATATGATGGAGTTTTGTCTTATATAGATTTACCAATTAGTGACATATCAAACTATGAAGTTTCTGGTGGAGTTGATGGTGAAGAATTTATAATACCAAATTCTTTATTAAAAAATGTTGTTGTTGTTGATAAAATTCTATATAAAAAAAATTTACCAGATACATTATCAGTAGGTAATATATCATCATTTGATGATTTTGCTGATAATTTTCTTAAATAAATATTTGAAGTATGAGACGAATCAAACTATTTGAAGATTTCAAGCAAAATAATGAAGAAGGAACTCTTATCACAATCGATGATATAATCAAATGTATTAAGAAAAGAGGAGTTATTTATTCTACAATTGTTAAAGAGTATCCAGATAATGATCCGAAAGATCCAATCACTCCAGTTGATATAGATGAAGATGGTTTAATCACAGTTGATATAGACGGTAGAGAATACTATGTTGATTTAGATGATGTTGAGAAAATCGAATACTAATCTAAAAGTTTTTTTAATTTCAAATCTCGAAGAATAGATTTTGTTTTTTCATTTATAATTAATGGTATGTCATTTTCACTTCTGTAATTCATCCCAGTGAGGTCATAAACTAAGTTGTTGTAATTATCGATAATATTTCGCATTATCGATATATGTGGCTCATTATTTCTCCAAAGATTTTTTTTTGGAAATGGTATCCACATATCTATGTTTTTATTATTACAATATTCAATCAAATCTGTTATTTTGTGTGTGTCTTGCATATACACATCAGTGTGAAAAAGTATTAAATTTTTTCCATCTAATTTGTCAAATATTATTTTATCTGGATGATTGCATCCGAACTTAGTCCATAAATATGTTTCTGCCAATTTATGTCGATATAATATCATACATTTTGGTAAATTATAAAAAATATGGAATGTAGCTCTCGCTGCTACATTCCATGCAAGTTTATAATCAATACTCATATCAAATTCTAGTACATAAATCATAATCAAAAAAGTCAACTTTGAAGTTGACTTATTTTTATTTGTCGGTATTTTCTACCATAATTTGTTTTACTTTGTTGTTAGTTCTAGATATTGGAACTTTAACACCAATTGAAATCATTAATACTCTACCTCTAATTTTAGAAAGATCTAAGGAGTCACAATAACCATCTGTCAAAACTACGGTGTTATATTCATTAAACTTCTCAGAAACTAAATCAATAGCAGGTTGAAGAATGGTACCACCAAGACCTTTGATAACAAGTGTTTCAAGTTTTTTCTTAGATTTAATGTTCTGAATCCATTTCACTTCTGTGTCAGCCTCAATAAGATTTACTTCAATATCATTTCTGTAGATGTAGGAAAGCACTCTCTCAAAAGTTCCACCCATTGAACCAGATGTATCTAATATACAATTGATTTTTGTTTTGACTTTTCGACTACCTTTTAGTCCAGAAATTTGTTTTCTGTTTGGTTTTACTATTGTTTTTTCCTTCACCGTTCCAAAAATCATATTAGATACCGCTCTTTTGATTTCACGTAAATAATCTTTGCGTTTCTTACGTAGTTTGTTAAGAGTTTGTTCGACATTACCGGCTGATAATCCACGAGCGGCTAATCTTTCCATTACGTCTTTTACCATGCCTTCTCTCATTTCTTCAGGAACATCATCGTTGATGTGCTTATCAAGATACTCACCATTTCCATTTTCCATGTCTTGAAAAATTTGTTCTTTAGACCAAGTATCAAGTGACTCACCATCTTTAGATGGATTTTTACCATAAGGACCATAAGATGGTTTACCACTAGAGTCTTTACCACCCTCATTACCCGTTCCTTGGCAATCTGAACAAGACTCTCCTTCACCAGGATTTTGGCTCTGATCTTGTCCTGGTTGTTGACCTTCACCTTTATCATCTTGTTTCTCACCTTTACCGTCACCTGGTTGTTGACCATCTTGTTTTTTACCAGAACCACCACAAGATTGACATTGAGAGTTTTGTTTTTGCTCTTTTTGCCATTTATCTTTTTCTTCTTTTAACCACTCATATAGTTCTTCGAAAATAAGTTTTCCGGTGTATTCTTTTGGAACAAAGAGTGCCATATTTTTACCATCTGGTGATTTTGGAATTTCAACAAAAGCGTGTGGAATATCCTCCCAGATAACGTGATTAATGATCATGTCTTGAGCAATGTTAGACAATTTATGATCATATTGACCTGTAATTGTTCTACGTGGATGGTTAAAAAGAAGGTGAAAGTCCTCGTGAAGAGTAATAAAATTTACTTCTTTCTGAGACATATTTTCTAAAAACTTTGGTGAATAGTAGAAGTTCATTCCTTTAGATGTAACATTAACCGCACAAGTTCCTATAGAATCTTGTTCGTGAAAATTAACGTGTAGGTTGAACTCACCATAGTAAGGTAAATTAACTTTAGTATCAATTAACATGGTTTGAATACCATTAAGTAATTTTTCGTGTATGTTCTTAATTATCATATTTTTTAATATTTATACAAATATAATATTTATAAATCAATAAACCTAATTATTTTTTTGATTTAGGTTTAATATCAAAGTTTTTAATTTTTTCTAATGTGCTGTCTAACGAGTGATTTATTTTAGAAAGAACTTCTTTCTTAAATGCATTTCTTCTAATTGACATTTCACGAATAAATTTATCAAGTAAATAACTTTCTAAGTCAGCTCTAATATGAACATCGTATCCGAATACCGAATTAATTACTTTAACATTCAATGACTCAAGAAAAACAAAAAGTGTTCTATCCCCAGAGCTTATGTAACATTCTTGAGTTTGTATATCGTAATATAGTTTACTATCCTTATTGTGTAAGATAGTAAGAAATATTTCACAAACCGTATCTTCAGCCTCAGTCAGTCTTTTTGGCTTTGTTAGTTTTTTTTCTTTACCTAAAGTTTTGAATAATCTTAGGTAATAAACCTTAATCAATCTTCTGAACCTTGTCAACTTTTTATTAAATTCTTCTTTTGTCATATTATATTTATTTTAAAATTTTATTAAGTTTATTTTCTCTTAGAATAGATTTGACTTGTTTTATTATATTTTCATCATCAGATGGATCACAATCTTGATTTATTTTTATATTATCACTAAAAATTAATTTAGCGGTATAAAGACACGCACAAACAACATCATCATAAATTTTTAATTGTGTTTTACAAAAGTTAAGACCATTTTTATTTAAAGAAAAGTTAAATGTTTCATGACCATCTTCATCAACACCATTAAATCTAACCTGTGTCTCATTCACGGTCACATCTTCTAAAGAAATTTTCATACTATCTATAAGAGTCTGGCAGATAGAAGAGAAGTCTTTAAACTTATCACTATCTAATGATTCAAATTCCCAATATCTTGTAAAACCCATTTACTTAATTACTTGATCCAAATACACCTTTACCGATATCTACAAATCCTTCATCATTTCCTAAATCCATTTCAGTTGATTTATCTTCTTCTTTACTTTCATAAGAATTTGAGTTACACAATTTATCAAACTCTTCATCTTGTGCAAATCCAGATTTAATCATTTTAGAGACAAGTTGATGCCAGTTTAATTTACCACGGTATCGAAACTCACTGTCAGTGAGTGACATCTTACCATCGATATCTAAAGTCATAATCTTATTATAGATTTCTTTGTCTAATTCAAAGTCTTGATTTGAAATATCATCAACCTTAGCAATTTTGATTTTGTAGTAACCCTCTGTTAGCATCTTAACAATCACATCACCTTTTAATTTCATAATATCTGAAATCTTAAGAGCGATTTTTGTTTCTTCTTCACTTAATGACTCCATATCTTTTTGTTCTTCAGACACAAAGAATACATAACCATTAGGTTCATCACCCGATTTCATGCTTTCTAATCTGGTTTCTAAAACGCCAAGTGCTTCAGACTTTTCTTCTGATTTTGATTCAGCTTGTTTTGCTTCATTTTTGTATCGAATGATTTCTTTTTTTGTTTCTTCAATTCGATACTCTAATTCTATAATCTTAGCCTCATTCATCTTACGGAATTGCTCTTCCATATAAGACTCTGCTGCTGTTTTTAATTTCTCATTTGGTGTAGATGGATTTTCTACTTCTTCAACGATAGTTTTAACATCTTCTTCTGAAAGGTCGTCTAACACACCATTCATAACTTCTGAAAGTGCGTTATCTTCATCCCACTCTTCTTCAACTTCATCATCATCAGATGAACCGAATAAATCATCAAGTAAACTCAAACTTTTTTTAGAAACTTCAACTTTATCTTCTTCTTCAAAAAGTGACTTTAATTTATTAATTGGTTTGTCGTGTTCAACTTCTAAATAGCAACGGTCACCATTAATATCATTAAACTCTAAACCAGCTACTACAAATTTTTGCGCATAACCAGTTACATCTTTATCATCAATATCCGCAATAAGACGTTTAATCATAGATTCATCTGTTAAGTTAGAACCTTTTTGTTCTTCAAAATTAATCGTTCCTTCATCACAGATTGTTACTTTAAGAATGACACCTTCTAAGACACCTGATAGTTTTTCACCTTTAATAAAGGCAACGTCTCTGATAAAACGAATGCGAGCACCATTTACTGCAGAAACAAAGTTTAAGAATTTTCTTTTTGGTTTGAAGTTGCCGATTATTGGTTCAGTTCTTACCTCTACATTTTCGTTTTGAATATCTTCTTGCATAATTATTTTTTTACAAATTTAGGAAAATTATATTAAATTATTATCATTAATAATATTAATTTTTGCATCTCTTACTTCTTCTTTAGTCAAAGGGTCAGGTAGTTTTTTACCATAAACATCAACTATATTATCAGTTTCAATGTATTTATCACCAGATTCTTCAATCAGTATCTGAAGAATTGGATTTAGAGTTTCTTTATCATCTTGAATTTCAAATATCTCCATTACTTCTTCTCTGAAAGGTTGAAAGTTATAAACAACTGTTGGTTGTTCATCATCATGCTTATCTAAACAGACAGTTAATAATAGATATAACTCTTTCTTAGAAAGTAATTTCATATCTTCAACTACATTAACGACATTGAAATTTTTAAAAATATCAACAAACTCCTTAGATACTTTTAGTTGTTTTGTTTCTTCGCTCATATTTATTTTAGTATTTCGTTTATTTTACCTTCTCTTAATTTATCAATGTTCATTTCAAAGATAGCGTTCATGTGTGCTTTTGAAATTTCTTCTTTTTCACCTTTTTCATTTATGACCCAGTATCTACGCCAACCACCATTTAATTTATAAAGTTGATCAGACCAAGTCTCATATTCACCATCATACCACTTTCCCTCAATAAATCTATCCTCCCATTGAATATTAGACAAAGATAATCCTTTAGGTGAGCTTTGGTGACTACTTCTCTTACAAAGAAATTTAGTTTTAACTATCATTAGATTCCTAATTTTTCTAATTTATACTCACGGTATTCCAATTTAGAAACAGACCCCAATTCATAAGCTCTATGAAAGAAAACCTCAAAGATTTCTTCATAACCCATTTCTTTAGCGCTCATAGCTCGATTTATTGCCTTCCATTCATCGGTGATTCGATTTGCTTGTGTTTTTGCGAGTATTATTGCTTTATCTACATCACCGCCAGATTTAGTCCAAATATCACTAACTCTAACTTTATTCTTTTCAAACTCAGCTTTGGTTTGACCGTTGTATTTTCCTTCTTTTAGACCTCTCATATAATTTTCTGTTAATTTATGAAGACAATTATAAAATCCATATTTTAATCTTTGACCATTCCACTCAAAGGTTGCTGTAAGATTTTGCTCGTAGATTTCTCCAGTATCTCTATTCTTTTTTCTTGTAATTTTTCCTTTATACCAGAACCAATAACAATTCGTTCTTTCTACTTCGAGATAATCTCGAAATTGTAAATTAGTCCATTTATCCATATTAAATTGTACAAAGTAAAGCAAAAACTAACCAACCCCAACCATTAACTCCTGCGAAAGCAAGAATAGTAATACCAGCAATTAAACCTAATTGTAATAATGTTTTATTTGTTATCTTTTCATTCATCCTACAAATATAAGAATAAATTTAAAATAAACAAAAGATTAATTCAAAATATCATCAATGCGATTATTGCGAGACCATGTTATATCAGATTCTCTTACAATTTCTGACTGACTATATTGTATTATTTGACCTTTAGTGATCATCTTACAAATCTCATAATTCAGTGAAAAGTCTTTTCCATTTTTTTGAGGAATAAAATCCAAAATAAGATAATCCTCTGATTGATCACCAACTTTTGTAACAATATCACCAATTGAGAATCTAGTTAAAGTGTGTTCACCTCCATCTTCATCATATCCCCAGATTTTAGAAAATATTTCAATTGTATCTTCCAAAAACATAACATAAGCCATTATTGATGATAAGTGACCTTCAAATTCATAAGTTAATTTAGTGTACTCTTTTTCTTTTACTTTGTGGTCAATTTGTTTCTTTGATTTAATAATAGAGTCTGATACTTCAATATCACCTATTTTCTCTCGATTACTATTATCAACAAAAAGTGTTTTTGTCTCTATTTTATTTGTGAACCATTTATTAAAAATATGAAAGAAATTATCTACTCTATTTTTAGCAACCGAAAAAGAAAATTGAAATTTCATATGTGGATCCAATGTCACTACCTCTGATTCTGGATCAGAACCAAAAGAGCCAAGTCCATATTTAAGCCTTTGCTTAAAAACAATAGCAGGAAAGGAATTATGTGTGCTATATTTTGGAAAAACATGATAAGGTGTATTTTCCAGTCTATCATTCCAATTTAAAATTTCACTATCTGATAAGTATTTTTTCATATTTTTATTTTTTTATCCAAATTACCGCAATGTACTTTGTACCAAACTCAACTGGTAAACCAGCGTGTATACTATCTTTATTTACTTTACCATCACTATCTAAATTTTCCCAAATGATAAGTTTGCCAGTTTCTGGTTTTATTTTATTATTAACCTTCGGAAAAAAAGTTTCACCACCTACAAAACTATTATTTAAGTATATCAGTGCGGTCTTTGATCTTGAAGCCCCATCATGATGTTCTTTGTACTCACCATTTGGCTCATATTTAACAAAATGAAAATCTTCTTGATTTTTTTGAGGTAGATTTGCAAGTTCTGATACTTCTAATTTTATCCTATCTACAAGTGGGTGGTCATTGAACCACCTAACTTTAGCCTTTCTATAACCAAGTCGATTTCCTGTGGTAGTGCCGGCTCTGAGTTGACCAGATTCACCTAAACTTATTAGTGTTTCGCACTCTTGTTGTGTAAGAAAATTTTTATATTCAGTTATCATCTAATATCTCGTTAATTTTTGAATTTCTCATTTCATCGATGGTTGTAAAATATTTATCAAAAATATTCATAGTTAAAGGTATTTTTTCACCACTTTCAGATTGTGACCATAATATAAGGCCGCTTTTATACTCAAACTCAGATGGAGGTGTCGTCTGGTATATTTTTCCTTTAGCACATATAACCCTTTTTTCATCTGGATCGAACATCGTTCTTTTGCAGTAAATGAACACTCATATTATTTAGTTTTTGTATCAAAATCAACATTAACATTTGTGATTTGATTAAGTTTTATTTCTCTCATTAATTGAATAAAATATCTTTCTAAATCCGCCACAGAATTAAATTCAACGCCTATATAACTACTCTTACTATCAAAACACAAAAAGTTGCCAGAAGAATAGATATGTTGATATTGGGTTACTCCTGGGATGATAATAATACTATCTATATCATTACCATTGTAACCGGGATCAACCTCATCTTTAGTATACCATTTGATACTAACAACTTTTGGTGTTTCTTTAGTTATTCTCAACATAATCTTTAATTCTTTTGTTAGCAACCTCTATGTATTCTATTTGTTTCTCAAATCCAATAAAATTTCTACCAAGTTTTTTTGAAGAAACGGCTGTTGTTCCAGTTCCCATAAAAGGATCTAAAACCAAATCACCTTCATCAGTTGAGCCTTTTATAAAATAATCAACTAACTCAACTGGATAAACAGCAACGTGATTATCTGCTATTCTTTTAGCCTCAGATGATATATTAATTAGTGTTGTAGGAAGTGCGCCTTTTGGATTTGGTTCCCAATTCTTATATTGTTTATTAGTTTGATTTTGTTCGTCTCTAGCAAATCTCTTAATGAGAGGATTTTTCATTCTTTGAATAGACTTCTCAGCATATGGCGTTCTCATTTCATCGATATTAAATTTGAATCCTTTTTCTTTTGCGAACCAAAAAAGATATTCAACTCTATCACCAAATCTACTTTTATTGGGAAGACTTTTTAATTTATTCCAAAAAAGCCTTTCAAATAGTTTTAAATCTGTTCTTTTATGAATTTCAGAAATCAGTTCAAAAACATAGGGATGTCTAAACCCGCCTTCTACTTTGTCATTGATATTTAAAATAAAAGAACCTGTCGGTTTAATAACACGACAGATTTCATTACAATAAGGTAAAAACCATTCAACATAATTATCAGCTAGTATTCCTGGATTATCGATATAAACTTTCAAGTCAGCATAGGGTGGTGAAGTAATAACTAAATCAACTGAGTTATCATCTAATTCTTTCAAAAGTGATAAGGATTCTCCGTGAAATATTTTATTTAATTCCATTGATTACATTTCTTTACTTTTCTTATCAAGAAATTCTTTTTCTTCTATAGTCAAAGAATTCATTCCATTGTTAGCTATTTTGTCAAGTATATCATCAATATCAAGAGATACATTGTAATCACTTTTGACTAAGTCTTTAATCATTTCGAAAGAAACTACTGATTTATCAACATCTGGAATAGAATTTTTCACACTTTGATTATTATGGTACTCAAATTCAACAAGCATTTTGACTTTTGTGATTTCACTTACAATATCTTTGATAATTTGAGGCAAAAAATCTTTAATTCTATTAGATAGTACAAATTGTCCTACTTTAAGAGTTAATTCGACTCTTACTTTCGACAATTCAAATTCGACTCTTTGATTGTATTCCATTTTAGAACACTTTTCAAATAATTCTGTATAGTATTTTTCTTTATCTTCTACTTTCGGATGAAAAAACCCATAAGAGTATAAAAATTCAACTTTATCAACATTTATATCCTTACCCGTTAGTTTCTCAGCTATTTCTATCCATTCTGTAACTTGTGGATAATCGTGAAAAACTTCTTCTTTTGTAGCTAAAATTGTAAACATAATTTATTGGTTTTATTTATTTTTATATAAAATTTTTTTACTTAGTTTATTTGTCTCCCAATAGGTTAGACAATCTACCAGATCGAAACTCAGATAGACTTATTCCCTTAGCTATTTCTAAAAGTGTATCTTCTACATCTGAAATCGACGGTGACATATCTTTACAGAAGTTTGTTAAGATTGAATTTCTTAACTTTAGTGTCTCACCATCACTTCTGAATGAACTGACTAACATCATGGTATCTGGTAGCTTATTGTTTCTAATCCAAAGAGAAGCTTCATCGTCAATTACCCAGTTATCATTTTTGAGAAGATATTTAATCTCTATCTCATACTTAGTCCCATCTTCACCTTCTGAGAACATCTTTCTTTTGAATGATCTGTTTGGGTGATTCGGATCTTCTTCCTTCCAAATCATTATATTTTTATCGGTATATAAAGTAAGACTTTTAACTATTTCTATTATTCTATCTTTCAACATAACTAAAATTTTTATTTATATAATCTATAGGAAAATTGTTATATTCATTTCCATATAGATTATGGTTAAGAGTGACCATTATTTTCAATGATTCATTATCAATGTAAAGAACCTCATATTCTTTACCTTTTTCAAAGAGGGGCATCCCAAAGATATTATTCACCGTCTCTTTGCAAATAAGTTTGTCTCCCTTTCTCATAATTATTTACTTCTATCAATCACAACATAAATGGTGTCAATAACTTTTCCACCGGTTTTACAATCACAATCAGAGTTTTTAGATTTCTTAGAATCATCACCGAAAAGATTACCAATTGGGTTTTTATCTAATACTTCTACTTCTTTAACAAAGTAATTAGTTTCTCCTCGATTAGATAACCAGTTTTTACCAAATGTTTCGTGATATTTAATTTTTACTTTCCAACCATTTGTTGCAGCTGAGTCTAATGTCTTAATGACTTTTTCATCATTGACATCATTATCTACAGAGAAGTGAAAAGGTTCTGCGGAGTTCATACCTGTTTGAGTTGTGTTAAGTGTTCCTTCCCAGGAATTCCAAACAAGTCCTTTTTGTGAGAATTTTGTAATCATACCAATACGTTCACCATTAGAGTAGTTCTCAGTACAAGAAGTCATTGTGATTGCGGCTACTAAAGCCAAAAAGATAAATTTAATTGTTTTCATTTTTTATTTTGTTTTTAATTGTTACTTATTATATTCCTAATACTTTGAGTTTATCCTCTCTTAATGAGATTTTATTTGGTTTAAAAGTTGTCTTGATATAATCAAACCACTCAGACCAATTATCAAATACTGGTTCTGAATACCATCTATCTAAATCTTTAGATGAAACAGCATCTTCTTGTAGAGAATAAAGTGACATAATTTTTTCTCTATCTGACTCTTTGAGATTGTTCCACCAATACTTATCAATTTTTGTAATCAAAAACTTTTGATAAAATAAAGTTAATCGTTGTTGTTTTTCTCTACGAATCTGTCTTTCTGACCTCTGTGACCAAAATCCGACTTCACCGTCTCTTTGTTTTTCTTGGTATTTTGCAAATCTTTTATCTTGATATTTCATACTATTATATTATCAATTTTCATATTTCTTAAAACAACTTTGATGTTGTTTTTATTTCCATCTAAGATTTCATCAACAAATTTATTTGTTCTATGGTGTAATCCCGGTTTATCTGGATCATCTGATATCATGCTCATTGAACCAATGTATTCCTCAAACTTCTCAGACATTAATACTATACTCAAATTTTGAGTTGAGTAAAGATACATCAAAATATTTTTTAATTTAAGATTTATATCTTTTGTGTTTGGTCCATTATTGTACTTTCTCCACATTTTCCAATATTTATTGAAAAAGTCGGTCATATCATCTGGTGTGTATAACTTACTTTCAACCGTTGGTTCAAATCCAATCCAGTGATTATATTTCTCAAGAATATAGTCTGGACTTTGTTTTAAAAGGTCACAACTATCCACATACTTACTGAAATTAACATTGAATTTAGTAAGATTAACAATTTTATTATATTCTTTATCTAAAGATATCATTTTACAAATATAAACAAAAAAACTGGTTCTTTATATATAACTTAAAATATATTTTTTAAAATGAAGATTAAACATAAAGTAGTCAAAGAATTCCAGTATCTAAGTCCAGATAAAAAAATCTTTATACTTAAAGTTGGAACTTTACTTCAAGAGTATAACTACACAGTAAAATCCGAAATTATTCCAATTGATAAAGATATCATCGATAATAATCCGGAATTTTTTGAAGTCGTAGACTGGAAGAGTGAATTATTAACACATATGCGGGCTAATAAGTTTCCAACACCTACTCAGTTTCATAAAAAATTAGTTCCTTTTATTGAAGAAATGGTCCTTTCATCTATTCAACAAAACTCAGGACCAGTTTCAACTATCGATGAATCTAAAGTAAGAGAAGTTGAATGGAAAGAAATTGACCTTAATAATAGAGAAAAGAGAATCAAAGATAAAGAAGAAGAAATTGATATTCGTTTAAAAAGAGTTGAGAAAAGAGAAGAGGATCATAAATCAGAGCTGAAATCTTTAGATAAAAAGGAGGATGAGTTAAGGTCAAGATCAAGAGAGCTTACTGAGAAGCAATTAGGTTTAGAAGATAAACTACAAGACTTAAATGAAAAAGAAAGAAACTTTGATAGGAGTGTTTTAGAATCTGCTAAGGATTTAGATGTTAAGTATGCCGACTTACAAAATAAAATTGATGACGACTTAAAGAAAGTTACTGATAAAGAAAAAGAATTAGAAAATTTATCTAAGGAATTAAGAAGAAAAGAGGAAGACCTTCTTCAAAAAGAATCAGATTTGATAGAGTTAGAAAAATTAATTCAAATCAAAATAGAGGAAATTAATTTAGAGGAAGATTCATTAATGAAGCTAAGTCAAGAAATAAAAGATTGGGAATCACTACATTGGAAGTTTCAAAGAAACACAAAACCACCTTCGGCTATTCCTGATTCTATTTCACAAAGTTTATTAAGTAAATACCCAGGGCTTATAAATATTAAATAAAGAGGACTTAAAGTCCTCTTTTTTATGATTTTAATTTTTTGATTTGGTCACGCAATTGAGCTGCTTTTTCAAACTCTTCTTTTTCAATTGCTTCTTTTAAAGCCGATTCAAGCACTTTAACATCAACTTTTGGTTTTTGATTTTTACTTTCAGAATAAGTTCTGGTGAATTTATATCTACCATCTGTACTAACCCAAGTTTCTTTTTTAATAATGTGGGTATCAGATTCTGTTTCTTCAATAGTTTTGTTGTAGCGACTATCATTATCTTTTGGAAAGTATTCATCGTCGCTTTTAGAAAAGTCACTAAACATATTTTTAGATGTTAGTGAAAATAGATCTGATAGGTCAAATAAATAAATTTTTCTCATAGTTTTAGTTTTTTTTCTTACATATTGTCAAATTATAGACCAAAATATAATTTATGTCATATTGTCATATTTACTTACAATTAAAATAAATAGATAAAAAGTTAATATATAGATTATGACCGAATTAAAAAGACTTTATAACTATTTAAAAAAGAATCCTAAAAAGAAGATTCTTTTCTTAACCACATCGAATAGATGGTCTGGTGATAAAGAGCTTCCAAAGTCTTCTATCATTGCTGAAGAAATTATGAAAAAATTGGGAGATGATAGATGTCAAATTATGAATGTCGCAAAACTTAAAATATTTGCTTGTGAAGGTAATGTTTCAACTAAAAGAGGAAATACTTGTGGATTAAAAGATGCTATACTTAAAGATAAAGAAAAAAATCCAACAGGACATATAAGATGTTGGGCATCGCTTAATAACAAGTCTGATGAAATGTATAAAGTAGCAAATGCTATTTTTGAATCAGACATAGTAATTTTCTTTGGATCAATCAGATGGGGTAAGATGAATGCTATTTACACATCACTTATTGAGAGATTAACTTGGCTTGAAAACAGACACACAACACTTGGTGAGAGCAACTTACTTAAGAATAAAGAAGCTGGAGTAATTGCAGTTGGGCACAACTGGAATGGTTCAGAAGCCGTCAAGTTAGAAAAAGAAGTATTAAGTTTCTTTGGATTTAAAACACCACAACAACTATCATTTAATTGGCAATTCCTTAAAAACGCAAATGACGAATCTAAAGAGGGTTACGTTGAAGAATTCGGGAAGTTTTTAACAGATTTTAATTTCGTAGAAAACTTACAAGAAGCAATACTCAGATTCAAAGATTGGTATAAAAGCCAAAATTAATATATTAAGGATATCATGATGTTTCATGATTGTTGATTCTGACTGGTTTTTTTTAATTTCTCTTTAAACAACAATAATGAAAAAATTTTGTTTTCCTTAATTAAATCACTTGTTCTTTCTTTACACCATTCTAAATCCTTCACTCTTTTTTTTGCGTAAATTACATAATAAGTAGTGTATTTTTTTTTGAAATTTATAACATCCCAGTTTTTTATTAAATAAGATAAAGAAACATTAATGTAACTATCACGCGCTGAAAACTTGTTTATATTTTCATATAAATAATTTATTGTTGATTCTATACTATTTGAAGAGTCTGAAAACTTTTCTAAAATTTTTTTATCAATAAATGATTCTATTTTTTCAGGTGCCATTACGATGATTTAGATTTAGTTTTTAATTTTTTTTTAAATTCAATTAAATTATGTAGCTCAATTAGCGTTTTGTTTTGGAATTTATGACTATTGTCTTTCATCCAAAATAAATCTTCAATTTTTTCTTTAGCAACAATGATGAAATACAGAGCGTAAAGTCCTCTATGTGTAATATCAAGTTCTTCTAAACAAATATATTTAAAAGGAATATTTGCTAAATAAGTCAAGTCTGTCTTTTCTTTGCTAAGTAATTTTGAAATATTTAATTTTCTAACTTGTAAATCGACCATAATCTTTTCAAGTGAGTCGCCATTAGTAAGTCCTATTTTTACTATATTATTTATATTATTAGAGACCAAGTCGATATTCATTTTACAAAGATAGTAAAAAGTTTATGATATAGTTTGTTTTATTATGAATTTTTTTTGAATAAATCATAATGATTTATTAATAGATAAATTATAGCAAAAATAGAACCGAATATATGAGCCCAATGACCAATATTGTCATTGGTTCCTACAATAACATAATAAAACTCAAGTATTATTAGTGAGATAGAAATTATATTTATAAGTTTTAATGATACTAATTTTTTGTATCTTTCACTTCTTAATGAAATAAAAATTGAAGCTGACATTACAGCGAAAACAGCACCAGATGAACCTATGATGGCACCATCAACACCTAAGCAGTATAATCCAGAACTAAATATACCTGAAAATAAATAAAATGATAGAAATTTTTTTCCTAAAAATTTCTCTACTTCAGTACCAAAAACTAAAAGGAAAAACATATTAAAAAAAAGATGATCTATGTTTTCGTGAATAAAAAGATGAGATATTAATTGGTATGGTGAAAAGTAATTAGAGGTAACTGGATAAAGAGCCAATATATTATCAAAGTATAAACCATAGATAGATAAAAAATTTAAAATGCCAAATGCAACAATGTTTATAATCAATATTTTACTAACATAACTCATCTTTGTCACGATTATCCATTACTATTCTTTTACAACCAAGACATACAATGACAGGACCATTTTGTGTCATAATAATTCTTCTCTCACACTTCATTTGACAATCTTTTTCACCAACTGGTGCAAAATCATCCTCTATTTTGCGAAGCTTTTTATTTTTCATATAATACCTTTTATAATAAGTTCTCTTCTTAATGATTTCAATAAACTCAATTCATCTTCAAATTGATTAAAATCATTTGTTAATTTTTTTATTTGTTCATTCAATAGTGACAAAGATAAGGATTTTTTATTATATTTTATCCAATCCTCTTTGATATAAATAGGCATTTGAGATATATCGAATATTTTTTGTTCCTCTTCTACCAAAAAAGAATATTCACCATCTTTTTCTATCAAAATGGTCAAATAATTATCTAAACTGTAATAATTGATTTTAGATGTGGTAGTGATGTGATTCCACGGACTTACATTAATTTCTCTTTTCATTTGAGTAATTATCTAAAAATAATCTTTCTTCAATAGTTAAAGAAGATATTCCGTATTCGGAAATTTTATCTAAGATTTCATCAATATCAAATCTAACAGAATTTTCCGAAACAATATTATCAATTTCTGATAAGTTTAAGTTTTCTTTGACCCTTTGTAAATCATCGTATTTCATGTTGAAATTCTTTTCAAATTCTGATTTTGACAATACTAAACCTAGTACATTTACAACATCATTTATTTCTTTGATGAAAGCAGATTCAATAAATTCTGAAATTTTGAATAAAGTTTCTTTTTCAACTAACTCAGATGTGTGTATACATACACCATTCTGAAATATCGCAACTTCTTTTTTATCTAAAAAATAAGCCACCTCTACAATACCTTTATCATCGATTTCAGATAAAAGATGGCAGATTTGATTCACTCTACTTTTGAACTTAACTTTACCATTCAGAAAAGAATTTAATAGTTTTTTATAAACATTATTAATATCATTAAGGACTTTTTCCTGAGCTGACTTTTGACTTTTCTCAAACAAGAAATTTGAAACCTTCAAACCAATATAAAGACCAAGTATAAAAAAAAATGAGGATGCTAGTATTATCATAAAATTATATATTATAAAAATTCTTTCTTATTTTTAGTAAAAGAGTAGTAATAAAGTTGTCTTCAATTTTATCCGGAATTGAAGAATTTTCAAAAATTTTATCAACTTCTTTAATTTCCTCTTCAACTTGGTCAATTAGAGTCTGTAAATCAACCTCACCTTTACGGATAGCAATAAGTTCTGAAGCATTTGGACGTCTTACAATAATACCTTTACCCTGACCTATTTCTTTAGCCATTTCCATTAAACGTTTGCAGTGCATCATATTTTTTCCGTCAATTTTTTGACCGTGTGAAGTGACATCTATCCAACGAGCTTCATTTCTATTTTTTAGCCATTCTTGATAAGAAAGATAGTCTTTACAATGTTGTGAATATCCATCTTTGTTATAAGAAACATAACCCATAAATGAGCCCTCAAATTCTTTATCTATTGAACTTAATCTAACTTCATTAGAATCCTCAAAGGCTATTCCTTTAAATTTAGCACTACTTCCAATGCTTCTATCATAGTAAAGAGCGTATAAATCTTTACAATGTGGAATCTTTGATAGACCACAGAGTTCCTGTCTCATTCCTCTAAAATTTAACCATTCAACTAACGGAATTGATTTGTTCTTATCATAGATATAACAAAAATCTAAAGGTGTTTTACGAGTTACTTTATCTTTTTCCCAGTTTTGTTTTTTATCTTGACCTTTTGCTTTTTGAATCTGAGCATGTGCGTAACCAGCAAATGAGTTTTTACATTTTTTTGTTAAAAATTTACTTTTGTTATCCAGTATCAAATCAAAAATTGGATTTTTATAAACAACACAATCTTCTGGCATATTAAGTAGTTCCAATAAATTTGGATTAGCAGATGATATCAGACTAAGAAATCTACCTATTTCATATCCAACTACATCATTCGTATCGTCATTTACCTGTTCAACTATATTACCAGATAAAATATAACTTATTGGTAGTATATAAACATATCTCCTATCCTCATCAGAAGTTGGTAGATTTGTTCCATAGGCAATTGATCCAGATATGACCTCATAGAGTATCAGATTCCTTTCCTTTAACCATTTATAGTCTATTTTTTGATTTTCCATAAATAAAAACACCATAATAAGGATACAAATATATGGAAAATATAAATAATAAAAAAGAAGAAATAGTAAAATTACAAAAATATGTATCGGAAGTAATTTATTTAATTATTAAAACTAATATATAACTAATGAAATTAAAAAATATATTATTCGCAGTAATAACTTTACTTTTGGTAAGTTGTAAAGTTACAAGTCAAACAAATAGAGAACTTTATGAGAAATCTATGATTAATTCTATCAGACCTAATAGTTCTAAAATCTCTTATGATTTAGTACAAATTAATGATTCTAATACTAATCTTATTAGAAAGACTATTAATGGAGAAGAATATATTTTAGTATGTACTTGGAAACAAAATGTGAGTTTTTATCAAAAAGATACTATTTTTAACACAGGTTCTTATAACATTTGGGTAACAACGGCACCTGAGTTAAAAGAAAGAATTAAATTAGAATCTCCTAAAGATACTAACTTAAGATTAATTCAGTTATTGGGATTGCCACCTACTTCTAAGTATTCCTACTTTGTTGAGTTTTGGGTTAGACCGGTAGACCTTTTCAGACCTTGTCCTGATAAAGAAATTTGGGATGGTAATTGTGATTTGTGTTTTCCAGAAGGAACTTCTAAAGAACACATTGATTGGATAAATGAAAATCGTATTTCAAGATACTATCAGTGTGACCTTTACAATCAGTATCCGTGGGGTCAATTAGGTTATACTTATGATTGGAATCCTAAGAATAAGACACATATAGGTTTAAGTGAGTTTATTATTGATAAGAATAAAACTATTTATGTAAATAGAATAGTTACTACTTCTGAGTATTTCAAATAAGTCAAAATTTTTTTTTAAACTAGTTTAAAGACCTAACTCATTTATTTTATCTAATTATTTAAATTTCTTTTTTAATTCGTTTAAATCTTGAATATACATATCCTTTGGATCTGTTTCTTCCATCTTTTGAATCTCTGTTTTCTTTTCAACAAAGTCAGCTTTCAATTTATCAAAAACTTCTTTTGTAAGTGAGTAGATTGGCATTCTGAGTAGATAGTCATAAGAGTCATCAATTTTATCGAGTGACATTTCTTCTATACCTTTTATAATTTCAGCTTTAGGAACATTATTGACTTTTAGTTTTTCATCTAAAATTGCTTTAATAAATTTACCTCTATTTGAAAGAATTTTTAAATCTCTATTCATTCTTTCAAGTAGATAAGCTTTTCTTTTATGATAATATTCTAATCTAAAATTAACAAAGTATTTAATTATCTCTTGAGTGCATTCAAATATTTTTAACTTACCAAATTCATCTAATGTTGAAAATATTTCAGTAGATGATTCTTCTAATTTTAAGAGTTTAACCAATTTTTCATCATCCATTTTTTCTAAATCAGCTCTTGTAAATTTAATAGTATAATCAATATTATCTTTACAATTGTCATCATAAGAAACAATTAGTTTATCATCAACTAACTTATCTAAAATATCTTCATACTTTTCATACGTCATCGATGGTGGAAGTTCCGTTATTTTGACAGTAGATGTATTTGCTCTTACAAACTTTCCTCTAATTATCCATCTTTTTAAATTCTCAGTATCTTGAATGTAATCACCAGTGAATCCATTTAAGGATGGTTTAATCTCACCTGGTTCTTTTCCACTAAGAACTCTAAGACAGGCATCGATAATAGTTTTAATGTCTCTATTTAATATGTTAGAAGCAAAACCTACTGCTATTCCAGATGATCCATTTAATAAAACTGTTGGAACAATAGGAAGAAAATAATGTGGCTCAATTACCTCACCTTCTTCTTCTTTAAAATCTAATAGTTCAAAGTCTTTATAAATAAGTCTGAAATTCTCGGATAGTTTAGTTCCGATATAACGAGGAGCACCTGGTTGTGGTGACCTCAAAGAACCAAATTGTCCTTCTTCTTCTAAAAGAGGAGCATTATTCTTAAATCTTTGAGCCATTGTAATAATGGCATTCGAAAGTGAAGCATCTCCGTGATGGTAAAAACAATCAGATGCAACTTTACCACTTAATTGAAATACTTTAAGTGTTTTTTCATTTCCGGTTCTCCAGATTTGGTTAGCAATATGTATAATCTTTCTTTGAGTTGGTTTGAATCCATCTATTACAGAAGGAATTGCACGACCTTCAATAACATACATTGCAAACTCTTTATACTCATCGGATAAGAATTGTGATATACTTTTTTCTGTCATCATAACTCGTATATAGTAAAAACTTATTTTTGTTTTTATCTAATCTAATATAACAAGTTTGATATCACCACTTAAATCCTCATATAAAAATGAGCAACTCTCACAGAAATCACCTGTATTATAGTATGTTTTTTCACCTATTTTTTCAATTGCTGGTGTGTGAATATGACCTATCATAATTGAATCACAATTTACTTCTTCAACTTTTTTTATTGATAGAATCTTAAAATCATTAATAAATGAAATAGCATTTTTAACTTTCGATTTAAGATATTGTGAAAGTGACCAATATTCCATTCCAAATACTTTTCTAAGTTTATTATAACATTTATTAATTTTAAAACTCATCTCGTAAGCCCAGTCACCTAAAACATATAAGAAAGGATGTAGTCTAATAAAGCCATCAAATTGGTCACCATGACAAATATAAATCTTTTCTCCTTTAGATGTCTGATAAAAATACTCATCACAAATAAGAATATCTCCTAAGTTTATATTATCTTCTTTTATCAGACCTCTCAAGAAGTAATCGTGGTTTCCTAAAATATAAGTAACTTTAGTTTCTTTTCTGGATGCTCTTAGAATCTTTTGTATTACAGTAGAATGGTCAGGTTTCCAATAAAACTTTCTTTTGAGTGATGTTAAATCTATAAAATCACCAACTATAACCAACTCTTTAAATTCATAGTCTTTTAGAACTTGAAGTAGTTTATCTGCTTGACATTTCGATGTTCCTAAATGAACATCAGATATAAATAATGTTCTAACCTTCATATATGTTTTTAATTTTTAATAGAATATCCTCTATTGGATTTTCCCATTTGTAATCAACTTTTTTGTAATTTACTAGCCAATTTTTTAAGTTAACACTATCAAACTTGTCCGTAAAAACACCCATATGTTTTAATAGTAAAGAATTAGATAATTGTTCATACTGACTTTGAATAGGAATTGACCACAACTTTTTGTTTAATATTAAAGCCTCTGATGTTGTTGAAAATCCAGATGCTGTTATTACACCACTACAATTAGTTAAATCTTTTTGAAATTTCTCTTTATTTAGTTTTATAACTTTTATATTTTTCGATTCATTTGAGTGTCCTTCATTAGAATAAACTCTAAATTTATGTTTTTTAAATTCTGATAATTGGTTAAGTATATAATCTAAATTATAAGATGGTAAATAAATTAAAAAGAAATTCTTATCATTAATTTCACTATTTAAAAAGTAGTCAGATATAAACGGTTGATAAATAAAATCGTCAAATTTTTCATAGCTAAGTGCAATATACTCATCACAAGGTGCAAAATTTCTTATGAATTGCAGTGAGAATATACCTTTAATTTTAGGTGTTTTATTTGATATCAATGAATACTGATTAGCAATTCCTAAAGATTTCACACCACATCTTTTTGCAGACCAGGCAGATATAGGTTCGAAATCAGATATAACTAAATCATATTCAGTTACATCTTGCATTGAATCCTTTATTAGTTTTATAATGTTAGCTTGTTTTATTGTTTTTCTCCAGTCAATTGAACCAGATTTATTTGAAAATATTGACAAACCATCAAAGTGTTTATGTTTAAATGGAAGTTCTAAATTAGAGTTACTACCTGAAGAAAAAATATCAACATCATATCCAACTGACTTTAGTTTATTGATTAGTTCAATTGATCTTGTTATGTGGCCATTGCCATTAAGTTGAATTCCATATAGAATTTTCATAACTTATTTATTCTGTAAAAAAGTATCTTAGTTTATGGAATCGACTAAAAAATAAAATTATAAAGGATTTTAAAATGTTAAATTAATATTAAATAATTAATATATAGATTATGAAAAGACTTAATAAGTATGACCAGTTTCTTATTTTAGAGAAGTTTGACGATAATTTCAAAGCTGAATTACAGAGACTTGGTATAACAGATGAAGATGAAATCAATCGTCATCTTTATTTTGCACATAGAGGACACTTATCTGACTATTTACGAACACAGGGTAAAGAAATTAAGTTTGGTATGATAAGAGCTCTTTTCTTAGATGCTCAAGTCGCTAAAAAAAGAACAGATTTAAAAGTAGGAATTGTTAAAGCTATACATAGAATACTTCCTATGGCACTTGCTCCTTTCTTTCCTATAGCGGCAATATTTGGAATGATATTTGGATCCACCAGAGCATTTAACAAAATATTAGCTCCGATATTACAAGACTCATCACATTCTTACGAAGGATTTCTAAAAAGTTTTATTGATAGCTCAATGAAAGTGGCTGAAGGTGAGATTCCAGTTAAAGACCGTTTTACAAGAGCATTCGTTGTTTCTGATAGATTAGTAGCAGCAATAAGACCAGAAGTCTTACAACAATTCTCTTTTGATTTATCGAATAGAATGTCTAAGGAAGATCCAGACATGGTTGTTCCAGATAATTATATTGAAAATGAATTAAAAGAATTCTTAAATAGAAATTTCGATGTAAACCCACCAATACCATTAAAAGGTGATACCAATTGGGATGATATTGAATCGATGTAAATTAACAAACAGGTAATTTCCAACCAGGACAATTACCATTTACTAAACCCTCTGATTCTACTAACAAATTTTCATCGATTATATAAGCTAGTAAATTACCATTTAAATCGGTAGCTGGTTGCTGACCAAGTGAATCATAGTATAAATTACAATCAACGGCATCATAGTATAATTTACCATCTAAATCAGTTGATTGGTTTTGTAAATAATAATCACATAAATTGGTCGGTGAATTAAAAACTTTATAATTTAACTCTCTGGCTACTATTCTTGAGAAATTATTAATACCAGCATTAGTATCTTCGACTGTGCAATTTATAACCAATGGTCTTACGGTAACGTTACCAGGAATTAAGACAATTTTATTTCCATCAAAATTTATAGAAAGAATACTACCCGATGAAATTGAAAAATTATTCGATTCTGAGGATGAATTTATATTCTTTTCGAACAATAAAGTAATCTCACCATCTGCTTCGTAACATTTAACTAAACTATTCATAATTACTATTTTTTTGTTATATATATTATAGTCAATTTATTTCGTATAAAACAATTTTTGACTTTTACTATATACATTCTAAAAATTAAAAAAAAATATGTCACTTGATAAGAAGTTTCAGAAACTTGACGATATTGAACATGTAATTTTAAGACCTGGTATGTATATCGGTTCAATCAAACCACATACTTCTAACAAATGGTTAATTTCAGAAGAAGGTGTTCAACTAAAAGAAGTAACTTATAATCCTGGCTTTTTAAAGATATTTGATGAGATTATCACTAACTCGGTTGATGAGTCTAAAAGAAAAGGAAGTAAATTAAATTCAATTAAAGTAACTATAGATAGAAGTACAAATACAATTACCATTTGGGATAATGGTGGAATTCCTGTTGTCAAACACACTGAACACAAAGAATGGATTCCAGAAATGATATTTTCGAATCTAAAAGCTGGTTCTAACTTTGATGATTCAGAAGCCAGAAGTTGGGCAGGAACTAATGGTGTTGGTTCTACTTTGACAAATATCTATTCAAAAAGATTTACTATTTCAACTTGTGATGGTAAAAATAATTTCACTCAAACTTTCTCAAATAATATGAGAGAAAGAACAGAGCCAATAATTAGTGCTTCTAAAAAAGGATACACAGAGATTTCATTTATGACTGATTTTGAAAAGTTTGCACTAACAGGAATAGATGATGACCATTTTAAAATGTTAGAGAAAAGAGTTTATGATTTAGCAGCTTGTAATACACATCTTAAAATACACTTCAATGGAAAACTGCTCTCATTTAATTCATTTGAAGATTACATAAAATTATATGTCAAAGATTATTTCTTTGAATCATCTAAAGATAAAAATTGGTCTTTTGGAATTGCTCTTTCCGATAATGGATTTCAACAAGTAAGTTTTGCCAACTCAACAGAGACATATGATGGTGGAACTCATGTTGATTATATTATGAATCAAATAGTTGTATCTCTAAGAGAATTCTTTATGAAAAAACATAAAGTAGATGTAAAGCCATCCGAATTAAAGCAACATATGTTTCTTTTCTTAGACTCAACTATAATTAATCCATCATTTTCTTCTCAAACAAAAGAGAAACTAATTACAGAAGTTAAAGACTTTGGTTCAACTTATGAGGTTCCAAATAAATTAATCCAATCTATTCTTAAATCTGAGATTGTCAATTCTATTTTAGACTGGATTCAACAAAAGAAAAGTGCTGAAGACTCAAAACTTCAAAGAGAATTAAATAAAAAGTTATCTAAAATCAAAGTTGAAAAACTAATTGATGCTAAAGGAAAAGATCGTTGGAAATGTTCCATTGGATTATTCGAGGGAGACTCCGCTATTTCAGCTTTTAGAAAATACAGGACTCCGGAGACGATGGGTGCTTTTGCACTTAAAGGAAAGTTTGTTAATGTATCTGAGATGACTAATCAAAAACTGGTTGGAAATGATGAAGTGGTTAATTTGATGGCGGCAATTGGACTAAAGTTAGGTCAAGAGATAGATTTAAAATCTCTGAGATATGGTCGAATTCTTTTTTATGTGGATGCTGATGTCGATGGTAATTCAATTGCTGGACTTTTGATTAACTTCTTTCATAAATACTGGCCAGATATGTTTGAAAGAAAAATGATTTGGAAAGTAGAAACTCCTATTGTTGTAGCAATACCGAAACAAAAAGGTAAAAAGAAAATTCTTTTTTACTCACAGACTGAATACAATGAATGGGAAAGTAAGAATGATCCAAAACAATATGAGATTAAGTATAAAAAAGGTTTGGCAGCTCTTGTCGATGATGAATATCAAGATATCATTAATTCACCAAGAATGACAATGATTACAAAAGATGAGGCTTCTAAATCATCACTTGATGTTTGGTTCGGAAAGAATTCAGACTTAAGAAAAGTAGAATTATTGAAATGAAAATTACAATAAAAAAAATCGGTTTAGAATCAAAAGACCAACTTATTCGTTTCGACAAATCTTTTGAAATTATAGACGATTTAAATCACCGATACGATTGGAGTTTTGAAGATGGAACTTGCTTATTGTATAAAGCACCAAAGAACTTATTGACAATAAATACTTGGGTCGAGAATACTGGGCTAAGTTTATAAGTAGGTCAAGAATAGATGGTGGTCCAATTTTCATTATAGATACTTTACAAGTAGAAAGAGATGAGAAGATTTCGGAAATTCTAAAATAAATCTTATATTTGCGATTATGAGAGGTCGTGCCTGGCGGAGACATATCGAGGAAAAAGTAATTGTAAGTCGTCTAAAAAGACATACACAAGGTTATAGATATTGGTATTCAGAGGATGCTAACAAGAATTATTTTAAAAAAGTTATTATAGTTGATTTTTTAGAAAAGAAGGATTACTTTGATTCTAAGACAATTACTACACCTATGTGGGATTCAAAAAATAAAGTAAAGTATTCACCAAATAGAAATAAACCTTACTATAGGGATGGTAAAAAAAGATTTGATACAAGAGAATATAATAAGACTTTTTTTCACAAAATATTAAAAGAAAATGGACTTAAATAAGATAATGCCTAATGGTGATAGTTGGTCTTTTTCGAAAGGTATCATCTATTTTAAAAAAATACAAAAAATTCCAATTTGTATTTTAATAGATGACGTTCCACATATTATTTTAGAGAATAAAATTCCCAAAAGAGTATTAGAATTAACTAAAAACTTTATGAAAAGTGGCCAGGAGTTTTACTTTACTACGCCACTTGCGACTAATCCCTCTGGAGTGATTGATTTTAAAAATGAAGTAATAAGAAGTTATTTATACTCTTATGCTAATACTAAATTTTTTGTTGGTTTCAAAAAAATTAACTTTGACCTAATAAAGAATCTAATAGATTGGTCTGAAAAAAATGATGCTTGGTATCTTGTGAAATCGAAATATGATGAGATAAATAAAAAAATACAGAAATCTTACTACGATTATTATCAACAAAAGGATCTTTATGATTATGATTATGAAATCAGAGAAGAATTCAGAACTCTTTGGAGAGAAATTCAAATAAATAAAATTATATAAACTTTCCAATCATTGTTTATAAAATGCTTATGGCTAAAAAACAAACATCATTAAATATCCCTTCTGGGGTATTAGGAATTACTGGATCATCGTCAAATACATCGGCCACAATTTCTGGAACAAGTTTAGTTTATAATGGATCATCATTTACAATAGGAGTTTCAAAAACGACTTATTATATTTTAGGAGAAGATGTTGAAATTTCAAATAGTGGTCCTTATAGAGATTCGAATTTAATAACTAATATTGCTATACTAAATGTTTTAGGAAAACCTTTTCTGGATGAATTACATAAAAATAATACCTTCTTTCCATCTGAAATTGAAGATTATTTAGAAAAGAAATTTAAGTGGTTAGAAAGAGATAAGAAAATAGATGACATCATAAACTAAAAATAAATAAATCCATATAATTAAAAAATAATAAATTTTAATGTTATGTGATTTAATAATTGATGGAAACTATATTTTAAGTAGACTAGTTTTCACACTACACAAAAACAATTTACTTTTTGGCGCACTACATAAATCGTTAGATAACACCATAGGTAATTACAGAAAATGGTATCCGTTTTCTAACATTTATTTAGTATCAGATTCTAAAGAGAAATCTTGGAGAAAACAATTAACAGGTAACTATAAATCTAACAGAAAAAAGGACTCTGATATAGATTGGAATTTTGTTTATACCGCTTATTCAGAGTTTAAAGAATCATTAGTGGGTGTGAAAGTACTTGAAGCACCTCATGTCGAGGGTGATGATTGGATTTCGTTCCTTTGCCATAAAGCTAATTTAGAAAGTCGTTCTACTATAATAGTTTCAAATGATTATGATATTAAACAAATTGTTAAATTTAACCTGGAACCTCTTTGGATAAATATTATGACAAATGAGATGTATAATAAAGAAAAATTATTTTTGCCAAAAAATTATCAAATTTTTCTAAATTCAGTATCTAGATTGAACAATCATGATATATTCAATCTCAATGATAATACCGACTTTTTAAAGCTTATGGATAGATTTACTAATAAATATGAAATCAATGAGATAGATTCTACTGAATCGCTTTTAATAAAACTTATATCTGGTGATAAAAGTGACAACATAAATTCAGTTTGGTCACAAGTAAAGAATGGTAAAAAAAGAGGAATCGGAGAAAAAGGTGCCAAGACCATTTATGATGACTATTTGATTGAGTTTGGTGAAATTAATTTGAAAGATCCTGATTTGTATGAAAATATAGCTGATTTAATTTGTGAAAAAAAGAAAATTAGTAAAACTCAAATTGAAAGTATCGTAGAAAATTTACTTGAGAATGTAAAGCTTATAGATTTAAGAATTGAAAATATTCCAGATGAAATTATTGATAAAATGGAGGAAAAGTATATTAATACCATAAGGTCTTAAAAAATAAAAAAAATGAATGGCTAACTTAAAACTTGTTGCTGATGCAATTTTTACAAAAAAAGTTAGTTGGGAGGAAGTTTCAGATGAAGAAAAAGAAACATGTTTTTTTATATTCAATAGATATTTTTCAAAAAAATATCCTGAAAAGTCTCAACTTTTAAATTTAAAAACAATAGATAAGGTAACAGGTATGAACCTGTGGTATCATTTTTTTAAAGGAAAACCTTATCCAAATTGGCTTTGGATTAAAAATGAAACTAAAGAAAAGTCCGAAATTTCGGAAAAAGATTATAAATTACTTCTTGAAAAATTGAAAATTAAAGATTTAGATTTAAATTATCTAATTGATAATCATCTTGAATTTGTAAAAGAAGAACTGAAATATTATAAAAGTTTACAAAAAGAACAATAAATAAAAATTATGAGTGTATTAGAAAGAACAACCACAATGAGATGGTACATCGTTAGAGCTCAATCTAACAAAGAAAGAAATGTCGCTGAAAGAATTACTTCTCAATCTGAGAAAGGTGACCTTATAGGTAAAGTTGGAAGAGTTTTAGTTCCAACTGAAAATACTTTTTATATGAAAAATAATAAAAAAGTAAAAAGAGAAAAAGTACTTTACCCTGGTTATATTTTTGTGGAGACTAATGCAATTGGTGAATTGAAATACTGGTTAAAAGGTCTTAACGGCGCATCTGGATTTTTGACTAATAGAGCTGGTGAAATATTACCACTTAGTGACTCAGAAGTAAATAGAATGATAGGCCAACAAGAAGAACAAAAGGTTGAAGTTGAAACTCCATTTGTTGTCGGAGAAGAAGTGAAAATAATCGATGGTCCTTTCTCGAGTATGTTCGGTAAAATCGAATCAGTCACCGACCAAAAAGTTAAATTAAATGTTAGTATTTTCGGAAGAATTACTCCTCTTGAATTAAATGTATTACAAATCGATAAAAAATCTTAGTCATGAAAAAGTATAATATTACTCTTTCCGGTTACGGAGCTGAAGTCACAATTGGTAGATTAAATGAAGAACAATGTGAAATTCTTAAAAAAGCAAAATCAGAAGAAAAATCATTCAACGAAGTGGTTTGGGATGAAGAGCTTGGTTCGTCTTGGTATGAGTTAGATGATTTTTATCATAATTATAATGTAGGTGATACTTTCACTATTACTATAGAAGATGAAGAAGGTAATGAGTTACATTCTTTTACAGAAGATATACTTTATTCAGATGTTGATTTTTTAGACTATCAAGATAAATTTACAGATACTGATGAGTCACTTATAATGTGTGTTAGTGGTGAGAAAGGTGTATTCTTTGAAGCAACATTAGAATTAGAAGAAGAATTCGATCTTTCAAAGTTTAAGATAATGGTCGATGAAGAAGTTGGAATTCCAGGTACTTACTTTGGTGATATGTTATCTAAAGTTTATTATGATGGTGAAGAACTTGATAATTGGGGAGGTTCAACCGATGGTAAATATTTTGATGTTTACACAAATCTTAAATTTGAGTAATAAAAAATTGGTTGATAAATTACTACAAGCCTCTGCGTTGATAAATAATAAATCATCCAGAGGTTATGGTAATTACATAGTAGTAAACTCAACTATAGCATCAGTGTTATCTAAATTAAGACCAAAATCAATAAAAGACAAAATCAAAAGGTTATTCAATGAATAGATATTTAGAAGGAGTCACAAAAGATATTGTAGAATCACAGGGTTATCTTTACGATGAGATGAGTCCTATGATTATAGATATGAAAGTAGTTGAAAAATCTGAAAAGGATTCTATGAGAATGATAATTAAAGAAAAGTCTGGTAAAGAAAAGAATATAGACGGATTGGATAATATCACAACATTTATTGATGAACTTAAATTCAGATATAAACAACAAAGATATGATAAGACTTATCTAAAAATGGCTAAAGAATGGTCTAATCTCTCCTACTGCACAAGATTAAAAGTAGGAGCACTTATTGTAAAAGATGATATGATCATTTCTGATGGTTATAATGGCTCACCAACCGGATTTGATAATCAATGTGAGCTAAATCCTGATGAGACACATTGGTATGTACTTCATGGTGAAGCAAACGCTATATTGAAGTGTGCTCGTAGAGGTCAATCTTGTGATGGCGCGACTCTTTATTTAACCCATTCTCCTTGTAAAGAATGCTCAAAACTTATTCTTCAGGCTGGTATTAAAAGGCTTGTGTATTCCGATGAATACCGAGATAATAAAGGTGTGGATTTTTTAAAGCAAACCGGTGTTGAAGTTTTAAAATATTAGGTTATGAATGAATTTTTAAACTCGATTAAAATAGAAGAAATTTATTCTTTTAAGTTGATCTCTCTTAAAGAGATATGTGACTTTTTAGAAATTTGGAACGATTTATCAGATGATGAAAAAAATTTATATGAAGAAATAGATAACATACCGTCTATAATCAAAAATTCTACAATTGATAGAACTGCCGAAGATGAATTTTGGGAAAAATTCGAAGACTATTATGTTTATGGTGAGATAAAAAAAGAAGGTGTTCAAAATCTATCTGAGTGTTTAAAAGAATTCAGTGGTAATTTTTACGATATAGGTTCTGGTAATGGTAAATTGTTATTACATCTATCTCTTATTTCTAATTTTGATAGCTATACCGGAATAGAAATCTCTAAACCAAGACACTTATATGCCAAAGCAATTCAATCATCAATATCTATATCAAATGATACAATAACCAATGACTATTTAAATTTAGAACAAAAAGTTAAATTTATTTGTGACGATGTGATGAATTTTGACCTATCCAATGCAGATGTTGTTTTTTATAATGATGTTACATTTCCTGATAATTTTAGAAATGTTTTAAGTGAAAAAATGCCATCTGGATGTTACTATATCAGTGCTCATTTAAACGAGGAAGAATACTTAGAAACAATTTATTTATCAGTAACTTGGTTTGATTATGAAAAAAATCCTTTTTACTTATATAAAAAAAAATAATACATGGAACTAATAACAACAAAAATTTGTATGGCACTCGATATTGGAGTGCATGGTAATCTATTCGGAGGAAATATGATGTGTTTTATTGATGAGGCAGCGGCGGCTTATGCGTGTCAAATATGTGATACACCAAGAATGGTTACTAAAAAAATGGAAGAAGTCGTTTTTGATAATCCAGTTAAAGTTGGAAACATAATCAAAATATATGGAGAAGTTGAGAAAATCGGAAATACATCAATAACTCTTAAAATGGAAGCCAGAAAACATAGCGTTTATACCGGTGATGAAAAAATTGTTTGTTCAACTAAAGTAGTTTTCGTTAGAATCGATGATGAAGGACAACCAGTTCCTATTTCTGAAAGAGTTAAAGTAAGATATGATGAGCGAGTAAAACTTTATGGAAGAGGTTTACTAACTCCTGAGGAATTAGCAGTTATTAAGAAAAAGAAAAAAGAGAGTTAGTTAACTAACTCTCTTTTTTATTTAAGTAGTTGTTTTAACTTAAATTGTGATCTATATCTTAATAGAGCCAAGTCCTTCATTTTACATTCCAATTCCGTATCAAAGTCGAGACCGAATGTTTTAATTTCTTCATAAATATAATCCGCATGTGCTGTTTGTCTACCAGTAAAATCCTCAATAGTTTTTGGAGAACTCATATGTGTAAGTGGTCTTATATCACCCCAAGTCGAGCAAGCTAATCTAAGAGCTTCCTCCATAGTTTGGTCTTGAGGACCATAGTTGAAGTGGTGTTGGTCAAAAACAATTGGAATTCCGATTTCTTTATGAATCCAATCATACAACATCTTTACTGAAAACTGATTTGGTGAATCATCATTTTCAATTGTAAGTCTTTTTTTACAGGAATCTGATAGCAATTGAAAACTTTCACAGAATTTCTTAGCTGCATCAAAAGTTGTAGGCTTTGTAGTTCCAACGTGAATATTTATTGGATAATAGTTAGACTGGTCCAAACCCATCAAATCCATAAGATAAGCATGTTGGTCTAATTCAGAAATTGCTTTATAAATAACATCCTGTCTTTCGGATGCTAAAATATTGAATGGACCGGGGTGATACGAAAGTCTCATACCATTTTCTTTTGCTTTATCACCTATTCTTTTCAGTAAGTTTTTGATTGTATGGAAATCAGGCAAGTCGTCAAAGATGTATTCTGACATCCAGGGAAAAGAGTCACTAGACATACGATATACATAAATATCGTTTTCTAAGTTCCAATCTAAGACTTTAATAGTATCAATTAAATTAAGTATGATTAGTTCAGAGACATATGAAAGACCTTTTGCATCAAAGGTTTTTCTGACCATACTTCTATTGACTAAGATTTGTTCTTTCTTTTTTTTACCTTCGTTGCATCCGAGTGAAATGCAGCAGTATCCTAAATTTTTCATATTTACAAATATATGAAAAATTATTCTAAGGAAGAAATAACTGTCAATTTTTCTTGACCTCTTTGAACCATTTTAACGGGAAATCCCCAAAGATATTTAATATGTGGAAGAACTTTATCAACCTCATTTATATCTAATTCTCGTCCGTTTAATGGTGTGTATTCTAAAGTAAGACTACGGTTACCATAAACATCAACATTATAAACTTGTATATCTGGAATATATCTACTTCTGTTATAAAATTCAGAAAGTGATTGTCTCACCTTTTTATAACCTTTTTCATTATGAATTGAACTAACTTTATAAAAATTAGAATCTTGTTCATCAGAAATCTCAAATAATCTCATATCACGCATCACTTTTGGTGAAAGATATTGAAGAACAAATGTCTCATCTTTAAAATTTTCAACAATCCATCTAAAGTTTTCAGCCCAATTTCCTTTACCAGCAATTTCTGGAAACCATTGTAAATCCTCTGGTGTTGGATCCAATGACATTCTTTTTAAGTCAGAAAATATATTAAATCCTAAAGTATATGGATTAAGACCTGAATAAAACTTAGAATCGAATCCTGGTTGAAATATAACATTTGAGTGATGATGCATAAATTCTAACATAAAACCATCATCTAGATATCCTTCTTCAAACATCTTATTTACAATCTCGTAGTGACAAAATGTGGCACAGCCTTCATTGATGACCTTAGTTTGTCCTTGTGGATAAAAATATTGAGATATTTTTCTAACAATTCTAACAATTTCTCTTTGCCATCCTTTTAACTTTGGTGAATTCTTTTCAATAAAGTAAAGAATATTTTCTTCTGGTTGAGCCGGGAATCTTTCTTTCCTTTTTCTTTTTTGTTCTTCTTTTGGAAGAGTTCTCCAAATATCATCTAATAAGATTCTATCGTCTTCTATTTTCTTTATCAATCTTTCGTGTTCTTCTTTTGGTGTCAATTTAGCTGGTTTTTTATACTTATCAACTCCATAGTTCATTAGGGCATGACAAGAATCTAAAACCATCTCTACTTCTTCATATCCATACTTCTCTTCACATTTAGCAATAAAGTTTTTAGCAAATAACATATAATCAATAATTGAATCTGCTTGTGTCCACTGCTTGAAAAGATAGTTGTTTTTAAAGAAGTGGTTATGGCCCTGAACATGCGCATAAACTAATAACATAAGACAAGTGTCATTGTCCTCTAAGTTATAAGAGATACACGGATTTGAGTTAATTACCATTTCGTAAGATAACCCCATTCTTCCTTTTTTATAATTATTTGAATTTACCACATAATCTTTTCCGAATTTCCAATGGTTATAGGAAAGAGGAAGACCTATAAGTGAATAAGCATCTAAAAGTTGTTCGGAAGACACAATCTCAAATTGGTTTGGATAAACATCAAGTCCAAGTAAGTCTATAGACATTTTATCAATTATTTCAGAAAAAACTTGAATAGTTTCTTCATTCCAATCTGATTTTGAGAATAAGTTTTTAATATCTTTTTTCTTCATTTAGGCCGTTTTCTTTTTAAAGAAGTCTTGAAATACTGTCCATATTTCTGAAACTTCGTGAATTTTTCCAATCTCAAAATTCTTTCTTTTTTCAGAAAGTAATTTATAGTTACTCCAAAGATCACCATCATTTTCTCTACAAACTTCAATATAAATCATGTATTGAATTTTATTAAGTATATCAGAATCTAATATTTTATAGCAGTCATCAGCATCTGAACGGTTCCAAACATCACCATCTGAGGCTTGAGCGGCATAAATATTCCAATTTTGAGAATATCTCTCTTTGATAATCTTATTCATCAATTCAAGTGCTGGAGTTACAACAGTGCCACCCGTTTCTCTCGAATTAAAGAATTCTTCTTCAGTAACTTCTTTTGCTTCTGTGTGGTGTCTAATAAAAACAATTTCAATTTTTTCATATTGTTTTGTTAAAAACATATAAAGTAACATAAAGAATCTTTTAGAAATATCTTTTTCTTTTTCACCCATTGAACCAGAAATATCCATAATACAGAACATCACAGCACAAGTTGTAGGAACAGCAACCTTTTCAAAATTATTATATTGAAGGTCTACTTCTTCCATAAAAGAAACAGACAATTTCATTTTTTTAAGTTTGTCTAGTTCTAGCTCGAGTTCTAATCTCTTTTCATCAGTTAAATTAGAGTCTTTTAATAACTCTTCAACATCTTTGATTTTCTTATCAAAGAAGAAACCTAAAGCCATTCTACGAGCCATTGAGTTCTTAAATGATTTAACAACATTTAATCTACTTGGATTTCCATAATTTGAAAAACCAGCACGTTTTTGTTTCCAGTCAACTATTGTATTAAGATGTTTTTTAACCATATCTGGAAGTTCTAAATCAGCAAAAAAGTAATCTAAAAATTCATCTCTACTAATTGTAACTGAAAATTCATCTTCTCCTGTTTCTGGACTATTCGAACCTTGTCTTCCGTTTCCTTTACCAGATCCACCTTGTGGTTTTTTTATTTTATCACCAGGCACATATTCTTTATTTCCTGGATGAACATATTTTTTATCACCAGAATCTTTATCATACGTAAATTGTGGCTCAGATATTCCTTTTACCGGAACTTTTACTTTATCTTTTGAACTAGTGATATCTTTGATACCGGTTCCTTTAACAATGTCTGGTAAGGCCTTTTTTATTTGACCTTCAATCCTTTTGAGAAACCTCTGACGATTTTCAGAGGATTTCCCTTTTGGATTTTTTCTTCTATCTACGATGTTTATTGACATTGAATATTCTTTCTATTTTAAGCTTTCGCATAACTATCTTTTTAATACGATAGTATTCTTTTGTAAATAAGTCCTTTACGGGTCTCATTTACGAAGATTTCCTAACTCTGAGGTACCAGTCTGTTAACAATTTGATTTGTTTATTGGTATATCCTCTTTCTTTCATTCTATTAACAAATTCAGAGTGTTTCTTTTCTTCATCTTTAGAAGTTTTACCAGTAAATGAAATCACTGGAATAAGGTCTTCAGTTTTAGAGAATATTCTTTTTTCAATCACATTCTTAATTTTCTCATAAGAATCCCAAGAAGGCGATTTACTATTTTTTGCCTTATGTCTTAGATAGAATTGAACAACATCATTTCTAAAATCTTTTGGATTAGCAATACCAGCTGGTTTTTCAATTTTTTCTAATTCTTCATTAAGTGCACCTCTATCAAATTGTTGACCAGTTTCAGGATCTCTATAATCATTATCTTGACACCAGTGATCAGCATAAGTGATGTATCTCTCAAATAAATTTTGTCCGTATTCTTGATAAGAATCAACATAAGCTTTTTGAATTTCATCACCAATAAATTCGGCATATTTAGAAGTCATAGTGGACTTTAGAAGATTAAGATAATATTCTTCAGTGTCTTTATTCATCTGAGCCTTAACAATCTCTTGCTCCAAAACATAGAAAAGATGAACCGGATTAGCGGCAACCTCTTCTGAGTCATGATTAAATACTTTTGAAAGTACCTTAAAAGCAAAACGAGTAGAAATTCCATTCATTCCTTCGGTAATTCCGGCATCATCTTTATATTCTTGTAAGGATTTTGCTTTTGGGTCAGATTCTTTTAGGTTTTCACCATTATAAACTCTCATTTTTGAATACATAAGTGAGTTTTCTGGTCTTTTCATTCTTGTCATTACACAAAATTGAGCTAACATTTCTAATGTCTTAGGCGCACAAGGTGCTTCAGATAGAGAAGAATGTTTAAGTAATTTTTTGTAGATTTCAACCTCTTCATCAATACGAAGACAATAAGGAACTCTTACGATATAAACTCTATCTAAAAAAGCTTCGTTCTTTTTATCATTTGAGAAAGTTTCCCATTCGGACTCATTTGAGTGAGCTAAAAGAATTCCTTGAAAAGGAATTGCTGGAAGATTTTCAGTTCCATTGAAATTACCTTCTTGTGTTGCGGTAAGTAGTGGATGTAAAAGTTTAATTGGTGCTTTAAACATCTCAACAAACTCCATAAGTCCTTGATTGGATTTACAAAGTGAACCTGAGTAAGAATAAGCATCAGCATCATTTTGAGGAAACTCAGCCAATTTTCTAATATCAACTTTTCCAACAAGTGCTGAAATATCTTGATTGTTTTCGTCTCCTGGTTCTACTTTAGAGATACCAATTTGTGAAGAGATAGAACATTTTAATTTTCTAACTTTAAATTTTGAAATATCACCTTCAAACTCAGCTAATCTTTTAGTAGCCCACGGTGAAGGACAAGAAGGAACATATCTTCTGTGAATACCATATTCTTCTTCTAATTCTGTTCTGTAGTTAGAAAAAAGACCAAGTGGATTTTCCCAAACAGGTGAAACCTCACCATCAGCCACAAGGACATAAATATGACTTTTTTCCATTAATTGTTTTAATCTCTCAGCCAAAGAAGATTTACCACCACCAACTGGTCCGAGTAAGTAAAGAATTTGTTTCTTTTCTTCAAGTCCTTGTGCGGCATGTTTGAAAAAAGAAACAATTTGTTCGATTGTGTCTTCCATTCCATAAAATTCAGAAAATGCTGGATATCTTTTAATAACTCTATTAGAGTAGATACGACTTAGTCGCTCATCGAGTTTTGTGTCAATTATTTCCGGATCACCTATAGCTTTAAGCATTCTTTCGGCTGGTGATGAATAAGTAGACTTATCATTCTTACAAATCTCTAAAAACTCTTTGATAGTTAAATCTTTTTCAGTTTGAATAAACTCTTTTTTAATCGTGTTTAATAGGCTCATGATTTTTTTTCATTTTTTATTTATACGTCTTGTAACGAAATAAGTTTATACCTTATATATCAACAACATCTCTCTTTACTTACCAAAAAAGCCAATATATTTTTAATATATACTTTATGAAAATCGTAAAATACCAAGAATTTATAAAAGAGGAATTACAAGATACTCCTGAGACTTATGTTGCTACCGCTTTAAACAATTTGAAGCGAAAGATTGATAAAATGTTTGAATTTCAATCTGATGACGAAAATGATAAAGAAGAGAATAAAGAGCAAGATATAAAAAGTGTAAAGAAAAAAAGTAAAGAGAAAATGAGTTTCGAAGACTTGGGTGTTAGACTTGAAAGTTCTGAAATTTCTAAATATTCAAAACTATTTGATTCATTGACTGTCAAATTTTCAGACGATCAGAATACTTATACTCTTATATTTATGATAGATTTAAAAGATGCTATGCCGAAAGATCCTGCAAAAGATTTTGACATAGACCAAATAGAAAAGTGTTATATTAAATTTAAAAAATATGACTTAGACACATTTGAGGTAATTGGTCAATTAAGTAAAAATGTAGAAATGAAAAAAATTGATGAGGACTTCATTATAGAGTTAAAATTAGAACTCGATGAGAAATTTGGAGACTCAGATGAGGAAAAATTTGAGATAGAAACAGAATAAGAGAGACCCTAAAATTTAATAAATAATTTATGGGTTTAAATATAGTTTCAAGTCAGTTTGTTTCTAATTGTTTCAAAAAATCAAGATTTTTTAGAAAAAATTTAGGATTAGTCTCTACCATAGATAAGAATGGTAAAAGAATTGCTAATGATAAAGATAAATTTAGCTCTCACTATAATGGAATATATCGAACTACAATTTTTGCACAAGGTAATGTTGGTGATATAAAGTTTTACATAGACCATTACATTCGTGATAATACATTTGCTGTTTATAGTGGTGATACTTTTGAAGAATTTATTTTCACATTTGATGTGTCATTTTTTACAGAAAAAGGCGCCGATAATTATTTAGGCTTTATATTAAAAAGTGTAGATGATATGTATGAAGAAAGAGTGAAAAATAATGAGCTTAAGAAGTTAGAACCAAAACCTGTAGGTAATGCTGATATGATTACTAAAAATCCAGGAAATGTATCATATGCCGACCTAAAAGCTTATTTAGAAAAGAAAAGAGCTGAAAGATATAAAAAATTTGATTAAACAATGAAACTTAAAAGAGTAATTCAACTTAAAATGACTGGTGATGATGTAAAATACATTCAAACACTTCTTAAAGAATATGGTTTTTTTAAAGATAGAGTTGATGGTTATTTCGGACAAAATACACTTGTAGCGGTTTCAAATTTTCAAAGAGCTGTTTCTACAAAAGCGGATGGTATTGTTGGACCTTTGACTTGGAATAAATTACAACTATATGGAACAGATATGCCAGTATTTCAGAAAAAAAATGACAAAGAAATTCCCTATAAGGTTTCATTCGTATCTGAAAGTGGACTTGAGATTTATGATAATTTTTTATCTGAAGATGAGTATTATAAAAAGGAAACAAATAAAAATACAATCTGGTTACACCATACCGCCGGTGGTTCTAGGCCTGATTGGACAATAGGTGGTTGGGAAAAAGATTTTCAAAAAGACGAAGAGGGCAATCCTAAATTAGATTCAGATGGTAATGCTTTACCTTTGAGAGTGGGTACACACTTTGTCATCGGAAGAAAATCATCATCAACTGATTTTCCACTCTGGGATGGTAAAGTTTTAAGAGCATTCGATGAAAGATATTGGGCATATCACCTTGGAATATCTACTAAGAACAGTGAACAACTAAATTCACGTTCAATAGGAATAGAAATATGTAATTATGGACCTTTGACTTTAGGAAAAGATGAGAAATTTTATAACTATGTTAATAAACCAGTTAATAAAATTGATGTTGTTGAATTATCTAAACCATTCAGGGGTTATAAATTTTGGGAAAAATATACTGACGCTCAACTTGAAAGTACAAGAAAATTAATTATCCACCTTAGTAAAATATGGAATATGGAAATTGAATCTGGTATCTATGATGAAAATTGGTTTAATTATGACCAGAAATGGTTTAGTTTAGGTGGTTTGAGAACTCATACACAAGTAAGAAAAGATAAGTTTGACCTTTTTCCTCAACCAGAATTGATTCAAATGTTAAATAGTCTTTAATGATTGATAGATTGTAATTTTATCCCACTCATCTAAATCCTCAAAATCAAAACTAATATCGAAGTCATCATAAAAACAATGTATTAGTATTCTATTTTCATTTTTTATATATTCAATAGATTCTACTTTACCGAAACTGACCTCTATTTCGATAACAATTTCAGAAATACCTTTACCTAACCTATTGATGATATCAATGGTTTTCTTTTTGAGTACATTATCTAAAATTTTTTTCATAACATATATATTTTTGTTTTTTTATGATTAAAAAAAATAACATTTGAATTTTTAAAAATTAATATATATCCATATGAAAGTTTTTAAATATTCAGAGTTTTTAACTGAAAGTAAGATTGAAGAATTACTTTTAGAATCTAAAGTTGTTTTTTCAAAGAAGTTTTTAAATCTTCTTAATAGAATGAGAACAAATAAAATCGCTAGTGATTTATTAAATATTTATTCGAAAGATTACAATGTTCAACATAATTATATTGATATTACGGATAATAAAGAAGAGGTATCATTTACACCTGATAGAAAGGTTCAAGAATTGATTGCAGGGAAACCAGAAGTATATAAAGTTGGAACTCGTCGTCAATTAACACATAGTGATTCAAATAACAAATTATTTGAAGCTTTGGGATATGATAAAAATCAAGAATATTGGACGCCAAATGATGGACAAAGAGGTTTAATTAAATCAGAGGTTGTTAGTCCAACTTCTGGTAAAGTATTTGTCCTTTTTGAAGAATTAACTGATGAAGTTGAAAAAAGATATGCTGTTTTAAATAAAGATTGCTTAAGCTTAGCAGATTTTGATGATTCAAACATATGGAAAACTTCTCGTAATCCGATTAGAATTGGAAGACTTATAAGACCACTTCTAAGATCTGTTGGTGTTACTGTTACTGATAGAGAAGTCGAGGAGTTTACAAATATGTGGAAAGCAACATACGATTTTGCAGCAGATGTTTTAAAACAATTTGATATTGTTAAAGGTAATACTATTGCTTATTGGTATGACTATGGAAAATATGTTGATGGTGGTGGAACACTTAACAACTCTTGTATGGCTGAAGTTGATTCGGATTACTTTGAGATTTATACTTCAAATTCACAAGTTCAATTAGTTATCCTTTATGATGATAACGGACAAGTTCAAGATGGTAAATACACATCAACTAAAATTAAAGGTAGAGCAATTCTTTGGGATGCTGAACTAAATGGTCAAAAAGAAATGTTTATGGATAGAATCTATACTACTTATGATTCAGATGTAGACCTTTTCAAACAATTCGCTCAAAAGAATGGTTGGTTTTATAAAGACTCTCAAAGTATGACACCAAGAGAATATATTACAAACGGAACATCTAAATCAAGACCAGAGATAATTGTTAAAGTAGATAACGCAGATTGTGAATACTATCCATATGTTGATACTATGTGTTTTTGTTATACTGGTTCTAATGAGTTAAGAAATACACAAGACGATGATGATTCTTCTATGAGAGTTCTTCGCTCAACTGAAGGTGAATGGTATAGTGATTATTAATTATGAAGATAAAGAAGACATATAAAGAATTCATAAAAGAAAGTAATGAATATATTGATGAAAAAACAATCAATGATATTTTTATTGATTTAATTGATATGGATTTCACACTTACGTTTATTGATGGATACCGAGCTAGTAAAGATAAAGGCGCTAAGTATTTTATTGATTTAAAGAAAACCGCTAATAGTAAATATGACTATATTGAAAATGATTATGCTTATGGTGTCTCTAATTTAGAACCTATGAAAGTAGATATAAGTAAGGTTTTAGATGCCTTACAATCGGCTAAAGAAACTTTGAATAGTATGGAATACACAGTTGGTTATGAAATTGAATTCAACTTTAATGATCAAAGTCAATTTCAGATTTCTTGTCATATTCAACATAATGATACTATTGGTCAAATAATAGAATCAAAGAAAGAAATAAAATCAGAATTAAAAGGGAATGACTACCAAATGGTTTCTGGTATTATAGATATACTTAAAAAAGTAAAAGATAAAGAAAATAGAATGGAAATAGCAAAAGATATGATTTCTCAATTTAAAAGAGAAGATATAAAATTTGACTATGATAAATTTTTAGATTCAATAAAATAAAAAACCCAGTCTAAGACTGGGTTTTTTGTTTTTCATATCCTTAACTTGAACGGGGTCAAAACATCAGGCTATTTTTCACTATATGCAACTTAATCATACTCGTCTCCGTTCCTTTTCCTGACTTACGACCTAAAAGTAGATATTACTTAACTTCTTCAAAATCAGCATCTTGTACTTCATCAGCACCACCATTATTTGATGGTTCTGTTTGAGTTTGTTCAGTTTGTTGATAAAGTTTTGTTGAAATTTCAGACCAAGTTGTGTTCAATTTAAGTGAAGCTTCATCCATTTTTTGAACATCTTTTTCTGAGTGAGCTTTTCTTAGTTCATCTAAGTCAGCATTTAGCTTAGATTTATCCTCATCTGATAATTTTTCTCCAAACTCTTTGATTTGTTTTTCAGTTTGGAAGATAAGTGAATCGGCCATATTCATTTTATCTACCTTTTCTCTTTCGAGTCTATCAGATTCAGCATTTGCTTCAGCTTCAGCTTTCATTCTTTCAACTTCTTCTTTAGATAATTGTGTATTACCCTCGATTCGGATTTTATTTTCCTTACCGGTTGCTTTATCTTTTGCAGAAACAGAAAGGATACCATTAGCATCTACGTCAATTGTTACTTCAATTTGAGGCACACCTCTTGGCGCTGGCATAATTCCATCTAGGTGAAATCTACCTAAAGATTTATTATCTTTTGCCATAGGTCTCTCTCCTTGAATAACATGAATTTCTACTGAAGGTTGATTATCAGATGCTGTTGAAAAAGTTTCTGATTTTTTAGTTGGAATGGTTGTATTACCATCAATCAACTTTGTCATTACAGAACCCATAGTTTCAATACCAATTGATAAAGGAAGTACGTCCAAAAGTAACACGTCTGTTACATTACCGGTAAGAACTCCTCCCTGTACTGTAGCACCTGTAGAAACACAAGTATCTGGATTTAAAGATTTTGATGGTTTTTTTCCAAAAAGTTTTTCAAGTTTTTCCTGAACTAAAGGAATTCTTGAAGAACCACCAACAAGTAGAACATCATTGATGTCAGATGTTTTCAGTCCTGATTTACTCAAAGCTGATTTTGATTTTTCTATAGTTCTCTCAATGATATAGTCAATCAATTGTTCAAATTTTGATTTACTAAGTTGTTGAACCAAGTGTTTAGGAATACCATCTACTGAAGTAATATAAGGTAGATTGATATCAGCAGTTGATGAGCCAGATAATTCAATTTTAGCTTTTTCAGCCGCTTCAAAGAGTCTTTGATGAGCCATAGGATCTTTTCTCAGGTCCATACCCTGCTCTTTATTGAATTCATCAGCTAACCAATTAACAATCTCCTCATCAATCAGAGAACCTCCTAAATCAAGGTCACCATCAGTTGAGAGAATCTCAAATACACCATCAGCAACATCAACAATAGATAAATCCATCGTACAACCACCAAAATCAAAAACAGCATATTTATTTTCAGATTTTGAGTCAACATTTAAGATAGCAGCTGTAGGCTCAGCAATAACTCTTTCTACTTTGAGTCCCGCAATTTCACCTGCAAGTTTTGTTGCTTGTCTCTCTTCAGAGTTAAAGTGAGCAGGAACGGTAATAATTGCTCTACTAACTTCATGACCAAGAAAATCTTCTGCAGTTTTTTTCATTTTTTGAATTACCATTGCTGAAATTTCTTCAGGTGAATAAATTCTATCATCGATTTTAATTCCAGGTCGACCATTAGAATTAACTATTTTATATGGTCTCTTAAGGTGTTTTACTTGGTCGTAAGTTTTACCCATTAATCTTTTAATATTAAAGATAGTTTTTTCAGGGTTAATCGTTGCCTGTCTTTTTGCTGGGTCACCAACTTTGATACCATCTTTAGTAAACGCTACATAAGACGGTGTAGTTAAAGCACCTTCAGAATTTGGAATAATTTTTACTTCTGTTCCCTCATAAACCGAAACAGCGGAGTTGTAACTCCCAAGGTCAATACCAATAATTTTTTCACTCATAATTTTTAATGTTTTTTAAATGTTATTGTCAATTAATGTGCCATTTAGAATAATATGTCATTTTGTCATACTACGTCAGTAAACACTTTATTTTATAGAGTAAGAATATAAAAAGTTTAAATTTTTTTTCAAAAAAAAGACTCCTGTTTTTACAGGAGTCTAAAAAATGCTTTAAGGGGTGTAATCATTTTTATTACCAAGGTCTCACCATAGTATAACCACTAATAGCTATAACGAATGATGTAAGTATTATCAATAGCAATGTTATGATTTCTGATTTGTCAATTTTTATTGATTTCATATTTTTTTTATTTTTTATTATTGAATAACTATTTTTTTAGTTTCATTTTGAGTTATTAAGTAATAGATACCGGACATCTCTATTTGAATTGTGGTAAAATCTGTAGGGTTTAATTTCATAACTAATCTACCTGAATTGTCAAGTAAACTTGAATTCTCTACTAAACCAGTCACTATAAATATACCAGTGCTTGGATTAGGGTAGATTGATAAATTATTATCTGAAAGTGTTTGAAAGTGATTACCGTTATTACCCTGTCCATTACCATTATTTGAATTATTATTGATTACTCCGTTTTGACTTCCTAATTGTGAGTTATCGTATCCAGGATTAGATGGATCAAATCCGTCGCTATTTCCGTGTCCATTATTATTGTCATTATCTATAACTAAAGTCATTTCGTATGCAATTCTTACTGCTTCTGCTGAGTTTAATCTACCAGAACCCAACTTTCCTACATATTGTGGATTTATTGAATAAATATCTACAGCTGTTAGTCTTAATATAGAATCGATTTGATTATTAGTTAAATTAGGATTTACTGATAACATTAAACCAACTGTTCCTGATACAAAAGGAGCAGCAAAAGATGTTCCATTAGAATATAAATACCAACCCGGGGCAGCACTTAGAGGGACGTTGTATCCTGGTGCACAGATGTCTACTGTTGAGTTGTGTTGGTGTGTTGAACCGTTTTGAGAAATATGGCTATCGTTTGAGCCAACACTTGTAACTGAAAAAACGTGATTGTAAGCAGAAGGATAAACTAAGTTATCAGCACCACCACAAGTTGATCCGTTACCAGCGGATGCTACTATAAATGTTCCGTTATTCCATACTTCGTCTATTGCTAATTGAGCGTAATAGTTATATGTGCAACCAGAAGTCCAACTCAGATTTATTACTTTATAACCATTATAAGATGCTTTTAACATATCATTATAATTCATTCTAAAAAGACCAAGTGAAGAATTATATCCAATTGAACTTATTCCTGTTGAGTTATTAGTATTTCCAGCAGCTGTAATTGCAACAGCTGTTCCGTGTGTTTTTGTAGATGTATTTGTAGCATCATAGTATTTTACTTTTCCTACTAATTCTTCGTGATTTTGATAGAAGTTTTGGTCTGAAATAGCTATTCTAACAGATGTGTCACCAGTAGTATAAGACCAAGCACCTTCTGCATTTATTAAACTAAGTGCCCAGTTATTAGAGAAAGAAGATGTGTAATCGTTAGGAAGTTCTAAAGTCTCAAAACTAGGTGTTATCTCAACTCGAGAAACAACATTTGATTTGTTTGTAAGATTTTGTAATAATTCTACTTCATTACAGTTACAATCTATTTGATAAACATTTTGTAGAATTTTATTTTTAGAATCTGGAAAAACTCTCTCGACATTTGTTATTTCATAACTTTCTAAAATAGAATTTAGTTGTTGATTATTAGAGATAAATTTATTCTCTCTTTTTACAGGAACATTTTGTCCTTCTTCGATGGTTAACCATACCGAGTTTTGTGAGAAAAGATTAACACTTAGTGTTAATACTGATGCGATTGTTAATAAGATTTTTTTCATAAGTTTAATTTTTAATTTTGAATTATAACTTATATAGTTCAGACTTAAGGCAAAAGACACTGATTTTAGACATGTAGTTACTAATTTACACAATCAACTCTATTAATTGATGGATGATACCACTTAAGATGGTAAGTAATTATACTTAAATAACAATTTAATTAAATTTGCTAAATAGATATCAGTAAATGCTCATTCTATGGGTATATTACAAAATCTTTGTGTATTTAAAAATATATATATAGATAAGGGGATAAAATTTATTTTTTTTAATATGAAGAATTTTTTAATTTTTTGTTTTGTTTTACTTACTCATTTGGTTGTTAATTCACAATGTAACAATTACCAAATTTACGAAAGTTTTACGAGTACATTAACAACACAAGGAGGTACATGGGGTGTAAATTCCATACTTGCATCAACTTCACCAGTAAGAACCGGTAATTATGCCGCAGGATTTAATGGTACCGGAGATTGGATTAGAACACCACAAATTGCAAATCCTGGGGTTCTTTCTTTTTGGTATAGAAGAAGTAGTAACTCAACTGCTTGGACTTTAAATGTTCAAACATCTTCTGACGGAACAACTTGGACAACAAGGGGTACTGTAACATCACCAACAACAACCTATCAACAATATACTTTAAATATTGGCGCTTTAGGTCTTACAAATGTTTTTATAAGACTTTTAGATGGTAGAACATCAGGTGCACACGAAAGATATGTCGATGATTTAGGTATTACATCAACTGTAACAAATCAAAATACACTAATACCATTTTTAGGAAATTGTAGTCAAACATTAACATCCACACTTACTTATACAATAACTGATGCCGGAGGACCTACTGACACATACAATAATAATTTAGATCAAACAGTAACTTTAACACCATCTGACAATACAAAAAAATTACAATTAGATTTTTCATCATTCAACGTAGAGGCGGTTTATGATTTCTTATATGTTTATGATGGACCAAATACAAGTTCTCCTTTACTTGCAACATTAAATGGAACATCATTACCCGCAACTATTACTGCTGAAAATGCTTCAGGACAACTAACTTTAAGGTTCACATCAGATATTAGTGGTATTAGGGTCGGTTTCCAAGCAACAGTAACATCAGTTACGGTATGTACAACACCAACAAATGGAGGAACATTAAGTACTAATAAAAGTTTAACAACAGTTAATGATGGTGTTTCTTTAACGACTACCGGAAATGGTGGGTCAATAACAAAAATTGAGTGGTCATTTGATAACTTTACGACAGTAGACGGTACCGTTACAAATCCAGCAAATCCATACAATATTCAATTAAATGTGCAAGAAGCAAACGTGTATTTTAGAACAACATCAAAAGATGGTACTTGTCCATCTGGTGTTTCTAATATTGTAAATATAATACTTAAAAGTGCACCACCTTATTCATCAGGTATTGTAGACGGAGATCACATAACAAATGTCACTTTTAGTGATATTAATAATACAACAACAAATGATGGTGATGCTTATTCAGATTACACATCAATAATTGCAAATGTTACAAAAGGTGAACCTTATAATTTATCTGTAACCGCTGCAAACACATTAAATCCTGGACAAGGGTATGCCGCTTGGATTGACTGGAATGGTGATGGTGTTTTACAAACAACAGAAAATGTTTTGTTAAAACCAACCGCAAATTCAACATCACAATTAATTACAATACCATCAGATGCCGTCACTGGTGATGTTTTAATGAGAGTTTTATCAGTATGGAATGCAACACCAAACATTGACGCTTATTATTCAATAGGTTATGGATATGGGGAAATAGAAGAATATACAATAAGAATTTCAAACCCAATTTCATTACCTGTAGAGCTTATTAGCTTTAATGCTGTTTGTTCTGATGAGGGAGTATTGGTGAGTTGGAAAACAGCTTCTGAACATAATAGTTCTCACTTTACACTTGAGAAGTCAAGAGATGGTGAAGATTGGACTCAAATTTATACCGAACAAGCAGCTGGTAATAGTAATCAACTAATAACTTATAACTTTACAGATATTAAGTCAATTAATGGTTTAAATTATTACAGACTTCAACAATATGATTTAGATGGTGTGTATGAAACATTTGGTCCAATATCTGTAGATTGTTTAACGGAAAATTCTGGATATTTTTCAGTTTTTCCAAATCCAAGTTCGACTTTGTTTAGTGTAATGTTGAATAATGATTTATTAATCGGAGATGCTACCTTATTAATAAAAAATAAATTGGACAAAGAAGTATATGTCAAATCTATAAAAGTAGAGCCAGGTATTAATTTATATAGTATAGATAAATTAGATCTCTCTGCTGGTGTTTATTATATTTCAATAGTTAATAATAATTATACTTCAGGTGTATTGAAGCAAATTATAAGATAAGATGTTTAAATTTATATTATTCTTTTTTAGTTTATTTATATTTAATTCTATTTCATCTCAAATAGTTCCAATTGGTAATTCAGGTGTTCGACCAACATCATATACCAATGGATCTACTAACAATTCTATTTTTATTTGGTGTGGATCAGGAAATAATGGTTCTTTATCTTACACACCGAGTAACGGAACATCACCTTATACATTTAACTGGTTTCAATATTCATCAACAACATTTTCTTGGAACACACTTACTACTCAAACTGGAAACTCATCAACTTTAAGTAATCTATCTAATGGTGGATATAGAGTTGAAGTTTACTCATCTAATGGTGTATTAGTTGCGTGTGATATTGCTTGGGTTTGGAATGTCAATAATATAGTAACTGTAAATAATACACAACTAACTTGTAATAGTGTTAATTTAAGTGGAACAAATAATATAAGTCCTAATACTTTTACATATTATAACCCTCCGCCTCCACAATCTTTAATAAACGCTAATACTAAAGTAACGGTTTGTTTTACCGGCACACACACTTGGGTGTCTGATTTAGGGTTTTACCTAATTGGTCCAGTATCTTGTGGTAGTCCAGTTATAACACTTTCTCCTAATCCAGGATCTAATGGTCAAAATATTATATGTAATAGTGGTAACAATTTTAATAATCTATGTTTTACAAATAATACAGCCCCTAATTTTAATCCTTGTGCCGCAGCCACTCCTTTGACCGGAACATACGATTCTTATGGTTCTGGTGGTGGCACGCTAATAAATTGGTCTCCTTTAATTGGATGTAACGCTGCTCAGGGTGGATGGAGAGTGCAAGTTTTTGATTGTGTTTCACTTGATTTTGGAACATTATCAAGTGCTGCTATTTCTTTTACAAATTTAACATCTATTTGTGGATCACCCACAAGTATAACATATAGCTCCGGAACTATAAATTCACCTATAAATGATAATTCTTGTTCTCAAGCTACTGGTTCCGTTTATCAAGTTCCACCACTTGCAAATTTAACAACGCCTATTACTATAACTGGCACATCATCTACACAATGGACTAGCTCACCAAATGTTTCTATAACAAATAACAATCTAATAAATACTACAGCAACTGGTATAAGCCAACAAACAACATTTACATTAACTTCTACTTTTAGTATAGGTGGTACTTCAATTTGTGTTTCAACTGCTCAAACAACATTTACACCTTATCAATTAAATGCAAATGTTACACCAACAAACCCAGTTTGTGATAATGCTTGTAATGGAACAGCAACTGCTACACCTTTAACCGGATCAGCTCCTTTTACTTATGTTTGGACACCATCCGGTTCTACACAAACCATCACAAATTTATGTGAAGGAATATATAATGTAATTATCACTGACTCTTTTGGCTGTCAAACAACAGGAAGTGTTACCTTAACAGACCCGGTTGCACCAGTGTTGAATCCAATAAGTCATGACTAAAATAAAAATAAAAAAAGAAAAATGAAAAAATTATTAGCTTCTTTAGTTGTTTTATTTACAAGTTTTGTGAGTTTTTCACAGACATTTACAACAACTCAACCAGACACGGTTTGTTTTGGTTCAACAACACCTTCAACCTATCAGGTACCTTCGGTTGGAACTGGAACCTACACTTGGACAATTCCAGCTTGTGCGACTCTTGTATCGGGCCAAGGTACAAACCAAATTCAAGTAAATTGGTCCAACTGTCCTGCTGGTTTAATCACAAATGCTATTTCAGTAACATTTACATCTGCTGCTGGATGTCCTTCTCTTCCTGTTGATATGGATGTTTTAATCTATCAAATAACACCAACAATTGCAGCACTTGGTCCATTCTGTGAATCTGATCCTTGTGTTAATTTAGTTGGAACTCCTACTGGTGGTGTTTGGTCTGGAACAGGTGTAGTTGGTAACCAATTTTGTCCTGATAACGTAGCAAATGGAACTAACGCGACATCAACTGTAACTTACACTTATACAAATGGTGGTTGTACTTTTACAACTTCTGTAGTGGTGCCTGTATTTGGAACACCCACATTATCACCTATACAACACGATTAAAAAATAACTTACTTAAAAGTGTATAAATTATTAAGTTTCATATTCTCAATAATAAGTTTCATTTCACTTTCACAACAAACTGTTGAAGTTTGCAAAGGTGAGAGTGAAGTGGTTACTTATTGGGTTGAAACTAATTCACCTGGTGACATTGTTTGGTCGGTAAATGGCATAAGTTATAATATTGACCAACTAGTAATGTATTGGAATGAACCAGGTACATATAATATTTCAGTTACTCAGAAAAATGGTATATGCGAGGATGTAGAGTATTTTACAGTACAAGTGAATTATTGTGATGAGTTAGTTTATTATGTACCTAATTCATTTACGCCAGATGATGATAACTACAATAATATTTTTCAGCCAATTTTCACATCTGGCTTTGACCCATTTGATTTCCATTTAACAATTTTTAATAGATGGGGTGAAATAATATTTGAATCCTTTGATGCTGCAAAAGGTTGGAATGGTTATTATGGTGATATTAGATGTCAGGATGGTGTTTATACTTGGAAAATTGAATTCGGAAGACCAGGTATTGATGACAAAGAATTAATCACAGGACATGTTGTGTTGATTAGATAAACTTTATTTATTTACAAATTATAATATTAATGAAGTTTAAAAATAAAGTTCTGTCTCAAGATTTAAAAAGAATATTAGAAAATAAACTAGTTTTCGAAAGGGGCAATGTTAGTGGTTTTTCAATTGAAATATTCGAACCAGAAACTGAATCTTATTCATCTTACATTTACTATGATGATGAATATAATAGAGATAAAGATTATAAATTACTTTGTGATTTAAAATAATTTAATTATCTTTGTTTTATGAAAATAAACAAAGGAAATCTCTGGTCAGTTTTAGAAAAATACGATTCAAAAGAATTTAGTGGTCTTTGTAATGGACTTTCTAATATCATACAAAACAAATCAAATTCAGGTGATTTACTTGATGTTTTTACATTCATGGAAAAAATCGAAAAATCAGACAGAGATATTCTCGAAAAAGAAATCGGAAACGATATAACTACCGTTTTATTTATGATTTAAGTATTAATATATACTTAATGAAATATATTAAAGATTTCTGTAATTACAATCCCGTTTTAAATTTGAAGGTTTCTGAATTTATTGAAAGGAATAAAACTGGCTTACTCCATTTATGGAATAAAGACAAATCTGAAGAAGAGAATATTGAGTTCTTAACTAATTATTTTACTGAGTATCCTGAGTTAATGGATGATAAAATTGACTTGAAAAGAATCACAACAATTCAATCAAAATCCAGTATTAAAAACTCAGCACCTATTTTACAAAATATAGGAGGTGTTAAAGATTTTAGAAGTTTCTAAACCAAATGTGATTTAATTAAAAGACATGGACCTTCTGTCCATATTTGTTTTCCAGTTTCTGTCTTAAAATTTTGGTCATAGTTTAATAATTGAAAACCTCTTGATTTAGGATTGAATAAACTATTGTTTATAAAATTGTAACAATCTTCACCGGTAATTTCATTTGGTCTTTTCCAACTAAACTCAGCATGTCTCATTAAAAAATTATCTACTGCTTCTTGATCTTTATTAGGCATTTCGGAAATTTTACTTCCGTAGAAACTATTACCCAACGATTTCAATTTAGTCTCAATCGTTCCACCACCAATTTGTTCCCAACTTGTATCTAAACCAATTGAATCTAAAAACCATTCAACTAAGTAAATATCACCACCAAATTCATTATCATCATTACCTAATGATTCCCAGATAGTTGATTTCGGACAAACTACTATTTTAATATCATCGAATGGTATCAACTCATAGACAGATTCACCATATGTTCCAGTTGCTGAACCACGAGTTCCACCAATAACACATCTTTCATATTTAGGATAATCTTTCCAACTTGGTAGATTTGAAAGTAAGTCTAAGTGTATGTTGGTATCTTCAATTGAACTTCTGAAGTCTCCTTTTAATGGATCTATATATAAGTAGTCTCCTAAATCTGGCATACCTCTATAAAGTTCAGTTTCTACCTTAGTCCAGTTTTTGCAATTTTCTTTTCTGATTTGGTCAAACTCTACTTCAGTTAGAGTTTTAGTTCCAAATCTATTATAATTTTCAAATATCTTATATGTCTTAAGCCACTTCATCTATTAATTCAGCTAATTTTATATCTTTCTCAGTAATAATATCACCAGCATCATGTGTTGATAATTTTAGAGTTATCTTATTATAAACCCAATTGATTTCTGGATGATGGTTTTCTGATTCACAAATTTGTGAGATTTTATTTATGAATTGTAAAGCCTCATTGAAATCAGAAAAATCGAAATCTCTACAAAGTTTTCCATCAATCTCTATCCAGTTCTGAACAGACTCAAATAATTTAGTCTCATCAGAGAATCTCTCGAAGAGAGTATATGTTTTTATTCTTTTCATACTTCTAATTATTTCCCAAATATCATATTTTGCCAACTGGTAGATAACATATAATAAGAATCACACTTAAATGATACTTCATGACATCTACTACCAACACCAGCACCATCAATGTATTCATTTGTGTATGTATCAACCACTTGTTTAACATCTACTTCATTATCTAATATTTCTTCTTTCAAGTCACCCCAAACATCTTTATATTCTTTAGAGTAACAAAACTCAAAATCACCAATTGGAATCATCATGAACGCCTCTGGATATCTGCTCCATCTCTTTGCATAGTTAACAGCAACTAAGTAATTTCTAAGAGCAAACACACCATTTCTAACGGGCCAATGAAATTTACTTTCTAATTCTTTATTCAATTCATCATGAAACCAATTAGGAGAATCTACTGGTTTTCTATTCCAGTTGTGATTAACCTTCCAACATCCCCATCTGTGTAGACTTTCACCATTTTGATTTAACCATTCTTCAGATGTTCCTCTTAAAAAAACCAACGGATATTCACAAGTCTTTGATAGCTCTAAAAATGGAGCACAGTCTTGTTTTATCTTATTGACCAATTCTGATCTGGTTTGATGTAGTTCATCAAAATTACCTTCAAATAATTTATATGTCTTTATTCTCTTTATAATTTAATTATTAATTTTAATCCAGTAAAAGAAATAAAATCACCTAAAGTAAAATCTTCTGCTTTGTGCCATCCTATACCAAACTCAGTTCCACCATTTTTCATTCTAAATGGTGATTTTGCAAAATGTTCCTGTTGTAAATAAAATTGTTGAAAATGTCTATCCTCAATTGGTTCTAATTCAGTTTCTGAATAAACATACTCACATAATCTTATAATAGTATCTTTTATTTCCATCCAAAGAAAAATTTCTGATGAATAACCTCCACCTGGTGGGATAGGAGCTCCAGGTATTTCTCTCTTACTATTCAAATGATCAATCCAAGATTTTTTTCTAGTTCTGGTTATATAAACTTCTAAATGATTATCTACTTCTTTGATTTCAACATTGAAATTACTATCATCAGTTATCTCTAATAATATGTCTCTTACTGTTTGCTCAGATACTGATTCAAATAATTTGTATGATTTTAAATGTCTCATTAACTATATATTAAAAAATACAGCCAAATTTACGATTCCTGCAGTTGAAGTTTGAAACCAATCATCTAAATGGTCATAATCTTTTTCATCTATATAAACTTCTATTCTTTTCGGGTCATTTTCAAAGACAACACCACATTTGAACCATCTATCATCTAAGTAAGATTTAATCTGAAGTAGTTCATCTTTTACATCTGAGAATTTAAAACGGTTAGGATGGTATTTTTCAGCAATTATGAAATAAGGATTGAAGTCAGAAATTCCTATATCTTTACTCAAACCGTTATTTGAAATGGAGTAGAAAAATCCTCTATCCTGTAATTCTAAAAGTGTATCTGAAATAAAATTCTTATCTTCTTCAAATTGAAGAATGTTAATTTTTTCATTAAAAATTCGATATGGTTTTAACTTTTTCATTTTTGTATTAGAATTTGGTATTCAACTTCATATTTATCAGTAAGTCCAACTCTTTCTTCTTCTTTTTTATTTGATCCATAACAAAATCTGTAACTCTTTAAATAATTTTTTATTGTATCAATTAAATCATTAATTAAAATCTCATTAGAATTCCACAATTTGCTATCACATTTAATGTTTAGAAATAACTTAGGTGATGTTTGTTCAATACACATATATGTCATCGGTGTATAATCTATACTTGTAAAAATTTCCAAATCATTCAATTCTAATAACATATCTTTTACATCACTTATAACTGAGTCGCACTCTTCTATTTCTTCTAAACCATACTTTTTAATCATCATTTCTCTATGAATGTCTTCTTCAGTGGACTCATTAAAATTTTGATATGTTTTTAACTTTTTCATTTTTGTATTAGAATTTGTCTACATAACTTTCTATCATCTGATGTGAAAGTATTTTTACCAGTTGAGAATCCTAATGATTTTACATATCCTAAAAGTGTATCTGTGAAAATATCTATATCAGCAATTTTTCCAGCAAAAAGTTTCTCATCAGCAATAACACTAACTGAAATTTTAGGAGTTGATTCAGCAGACATATAAAAGTTAATAATTGGAGACCTATAACCAACTAATACAGTTATACCTAAGTCTTCGACTTCTAAAGCCATATCACTAATGTTTCTAATAACCTCATCACACTCTTCTATTTCTTGTATACCATACTTTTTAATCATCATTTCTCTATGAATGTCTTCTTCAGTAGATTCATTTGTTTTTGTTTCTTTTTCAATGAAGTTAATTTGAAGATGGTGAAATCTATCAACTTTTTCTCTATTATATGTCATCAAATCACCATTTTGGTATTCTAAAAAATTATGACTAGCTGGATCTTCCGGTGTAGAATAAACAAATCTAAGTATTTCAAAATCCTCACTATTCATATATTCTATCATTCTCTCAAAAACATCTCTAACGTCATCATAAGTAAAGGGTTTATACCTCCACTCATCACCTACATTAGGCTTACCAGCAACTGAAACAGAAATTCTATCTGGATTAAATATACCACTTCCTTTCAAATCTTGAATGAAAAAAGAATAGTCCTCATCAGATAATTCTAAACAAATATCATTTAAAATTTTTATAGGTTCATCATTTTGACCAAATGATTCATAAGTTTTAACTTCTTTTTCAACAAACTTAACTATCAATTGGTCAAATTGATAGTCTATTTCTTCTCCCAATATAGTTACTAATTTATCACCATCCAATCTACAATAAAGAGGACCCGATACAATGTGTGTAAATTCCATATTTAGAATTTCCCAACCTTCTCTATCCATATACCCAACCATTTCTAAAATCTCTTCTTTTATCTCTGTATAAATAAATTTTTTAGAACCTTTTTTAACTATATTAACAACGATACACTGATGCTCTCTACTTATAATCTCATCAGTAACTTGAACATTAAAATCTTTATCCCAAAGTGGAAGTGACATATCCGAAAGCACATCGATATGGTCTCTCATTTCATACCAATTTGATTCAAGCAATTTAGACTTTTTTCTTTTATTCATT